TCAATTCATTTTCTTCAAGGTTGTTTTGCACGATAGGCACTCCTCCAGAAGTGTTGCGCTTAGACCGTTGCAGATGTTCTTGCGGATCATCTGGACGTTCGATTCGATAATGGTTGCTAGACCGCTATCATACTCCTCTTTACTGATGGATGCTCCGCCGTAAGCCAAGCAGCGCAACAGGACGGCAGCAGCCTCTTTGTTCAGCTCAATCTTGAACATCGCTTTTCTCCTTAACAGTGCAGTGGCCATTGATTTGTCCATTCTAATTGTAGACATCACACCTTTCTCTCCTTGAGTTTTTCTTACTTAGAACCTCGGATTGAAGTCTATGTTTATCAAAGCATAGACAAACAGCGCCAGAATTATTACACCGACTGTAGACAGAAAAGAGACGTGAAGGGATCGTACCCAGAATGGCATTCCACCCCACGAGCGCTCGTAGGCCGTGTGCTCGTAAGGCACTTGAGTAAGGCGTACCATTGCATAGACTGCAATGATTAACCCAATAAGTTGAATCATCGTTTTTCTCCTCTAGGGGTTTTAGGAAACGTAGATGAGCTCTTCAATAGCTCGCGTGATTGCAATATAGAGACAATTCCATTCTTGTTCGATTTGCCATTTTGATTTTGCCATTTTGTGTGGCATCTCAGCTCCCTTTGGTTGCAGGATAAAAACGCGCTTTGCTTCAAGGCCCTTAGCCTTGTGAACGGAGCTGAGCTTAATGCCGTCGCCGTTCTTGTCGTCCGTGAAGATGCTCTCGATCCTATTGATAACATCCCCCACTGTGTTACTCTGATTGGGTATATCTTTCCCCTGCCAGTCGTGATTTTTGGTCTCACAGAAGCACTCTATGCAATCGTGCTTGTCCTGGAGGGCGATCAGATGGGACTCACTAGGGTTGCGCTTGGCGTGTTCTTTCCGAGTTTCAAGGTGCAGCCAGTTGCTAAGCCTACCGAGTAAGTCTACTATTTCAAAAGAACTATAGGCGTGACTTACTGGTGGAGATTGAGGGCCGCTACCTATAGCGGGTCCTGGCCCTTTCATTAACTTGCGGATCGTGCTGATGAGCCCCTGCCCTACGTCTCTACCCTGGATGTTCGCCTTACGGCCCTGACGGAGGAACTTGAAGCACTCACTGACGAGCGGGGCATTGCAACGGCAGAGGATCATGTCGCCGTCCTTTACATCCCTATGGTAACTGGTTTTTTCCTCAGATCCCTCGAATTGACGAAGTAATACTAGACCCTCGCAGCAACTCTCGTGAGCCTCGAAGTCGGGTACGATCTTCTGGGCCTCGCGGACGATTGCCTTACCGCAGCGCCGGGTGACGGTCAGGTGAAGGTACTCACATCCTTGATCAGTCAGGCTTAGTTGCTTCATCATACGTGGAATGCTGTCACTGTCGGCCCCTGTCCATCCGTAGATGGCCTGCCTGTCATCGCCACAGAGGATAAGTCTCCGCCCGGCTTTCAGTGCAAGTGCTTGCTGACAACGGTTCAGATCCTGCGCTTCATCGACTAGCAACAGGTCGTAGCAGAAGATGTTGAGGTCTAGCGCTATCGGAAGCCAGATCCTATCAGCAAAGTCAACACACCCGTCTTTAGTTACGTCCTTGCAACGCTCCAAGACACGGGGAACCAAATCGAAAATGCGATCCGTTTGTCCGTTCAGGTCCACATCGTAGTGAGCGGCTAGACGACTGAGTTGTTCATTAAATGTAGACAAACTATTTGTACTGCTCAATATTAGATTCATCTTGCAAAGCGACACCAACTTTTCCGTCGCCTTGAGTAGATCGGAGTCGCGGCGACGTATCTCGTGGATGCTACGGCCGAGCAGTTCCGCGATTATGTCTTGCACACGATACTGGTTGACGACGTTGTCGCCACTGAGATCGAAGTGCCGAGCTACTGCTTTGAACCCCATTGAGTGCATCGTCATTGCATTGCAACCGGGAGGAACTCGTCTTTGTAGCTCTATAGCAATAGGCTCGTTGAACGCTACACAGCAGATTGTATGCGCGATTCCCCGGCTCTTGGCGATTGAGTCCCAGATAGCTTGCTGTTGAGGAGAGGGTGTGACGGATACTGGTAGATCTTTGAGATACTTAATCCCTTCAATGTTTGTGGTAGTCTTGCCTGTGCCTGCCCGCGCAATGATAACCAGGTGAGGTACCGCTTTACGGTAGGCTGCTTGCTTAGTCCTACGCAGCCGACTAGCAAGATCGGTAGGTTTTCGCGTCATAGTTTCGCTCCTTCTCTCAAACTGGTTAGAGCTTGGGTTAGCAACGTATTCAGCCCAACCATCGCGTTAAATACGTCGCAGTCTTGTACCATGAAATGTTGGGTACGCTGTCGCTCCTGAAAATGGGCAGCCAATTCGCTGAACACGGTGTAGCTCGTGCTGAATGCATTAGCTTCCGAAATACTGTGGGCTTCTGCTGTTGAAGTTTTCATGATTACGCTCCTTGGATTGGGTGATTAGGGTCTTAAGAATCTTAGTAGGGCAACAGCCGCATAGGGGTCAATGTACACCCGATCGGTTGCTTCGCAGGGATCGTGGTGGTTGGCGGTCAGAATATAGCCGCCGTTTCCGTCCTCTGAAATGTAGGCACTATCGCCCAGGTGCTCTACTCGCTTGCCGTCTATGATAGGCATCTTCTCACCTCTCGAGGTTAGGGTTTTTCGTACTCCCAAGACTGACCACGTGGCCAGCCGCCGTGCTTCTGTGGAGTGTCACGGTAGCGCTTGGCTTCTGCGACTGAGACAACGTAGTAGTAGCCTCCGGGCATCTTGCGCTTTATCGCCTTGATCTTACCCGTGCGAATCAAGACTCTGACTTGCGCTGGGCTACACCCAATCAGCGCTGCCGCTTCTGTTGCGGTCACTTGCTTCTCCTTTTCTGTCTAGCTATGGTTGTGCTCGTTGATACGGTTCAGCTCGTGTCGGATAGCGCTGATGGTACCGTCGAAGGAGAATACCCCTGCCAGATACATACGGAGCTCATCAGGTGTGATGTAATCTAGCTCGTCTTGACTAGGTGTGTGGCATTTGCCTAGACCCATGGCCGGCTTCTTGCCTTGCTTGCCGCAGATGGTAAAGAGTAACGTGAATGTAACCGTGCGGTAGAACCAGCCGGCGACCGTGTTGATCAGCGTGCTGCTGTCTAGTGGATCGCTGCATCGCTTGAGGCAGCACGCAGTCATAATAGGTCGACTGCTACCCTCATATAGCTCAGTGCCGTTGACAACCCATAGGTTTACACTGTAGCCCTTCTCTTCAAGTATCTCTGTAAGCGCGATTGCCGCTGCCCCGCGCCACAGGATGTTCGTGCTATCTTTATGCGCTGGGGTGGTAGTGTCTATAACGACCGTTACGATCGTAGAGCCCTCGACGGACTCCCGCTCAGATTTGCGGTAGAATGCTTGTCCTGAATACAAGCGATCATAGTCTACTTCGTCACCTTCGTGATCGTTGAACTGGACCTTGCGCTTGTGGCTCTTGATCTCTGGAATCTCCATCTTGCGCAGACGTTCAACAAACTGGTTCAGGGTGTACATCCCTTCTGCCCAGTCCCGTTCAGTGCGCTTCTGTACTGCATCCCAGGACTGTAAGTCCTCACCAACGAATCCTTCGCTGAGGGACATGAACTTCGCGGCTGTGCTGAACCCAGTTACCTCGGCAACCGAGTCAAACTGCCAGATCTCTCCACCGTTCTTTAGCTCGATCAGACGCATGATAATAACTCCTTGGAAAGTTGGTTGTTCGCTAGCTACGGTAGCTCTTGACTTTGTTTACCTCGTCTTCACGCCACCCAGAAAAGAATGCCCTGTCCACATCTGCATCTGACCAGCCGTGATCACCTACCATCTTGTGGGCGTCCCGCATGAACCGCGTACTCATAACTCGTTCCAGGCGGTGAGCCATAATGGCTTTACGGTATCCTAGAAGCCTCGTGCGGAGCTGTTTGTTCGGACAGAGAATAACCTCGACCCTCTCGTCATAGTCCATCACCATCTTACCGATCTGGAACCGGTCAAGGGTTGCGGCGTCTAGCTTGTTCCGGCCAGAATAGAGGCGGTCGGCCCCCGTGCCTACCGTGTTAGCCGCTGCGATGCACACGAAGTCTGCGTGCCGTGTAGCGTACGGTTCTTCGGGGCGGTTGCTCACGGCGACTTTGCCGTTGGTCAACGCTGCGTTGACCAGTAGCAGGACGTTCGGGTCAGCCGCATCAATCTCGTCCAGCAAGAACACTCCACCGTTTTCGTAGGCACGGATGAACTCACTAATGACGTACTCGAAGGTTCCCTGCTTGCCGACTGGTAGTAGTCGACCACCTAAGATACCCTCGCTCATACCACTCGTGCAGGAAACGAATGAGAACGATAGATTCAGCGCTTCAGCAAGCTGGGCGCAGATGTGGCTCTTGCCGCACCCGGTTGGGCCGTAGATGAAAATGTTCATCCGGGCCATTGCCAGCTTCAGTATTTTGTCGAACTGATTGTGGAACAGTCCTTTCGTCTGCTTGACGACTTTGCTGCCCATCTTCAGTTGGACGACTGCAATACTAGACGATGCTTTATTCACCCATTCTTCGGCGGCGGCAACCTGTTCGCGGGCAACCTTCCCAAACCGTTCGACTTCTGCGGCTCCAATCGCGACCTGGTCCTGTAGACGTTTGATCCGCTGCTCAGTGTGATCGTCTAGTCTTACGGTCTCTTTATTGAGTACGAAGGATGCGTAGGTCCCAGTCCCATACTGAGTCACATTGCCGGTAGCTACCAAGACGTCTAATATCATAATGAGTTTGCGGTCGTTCGGAAAGTTCCGCTCTCGACGAGCTTCCTTGATCAGCCTGTCCTTGTCCCATGAACGGTCCTTTCGGGATAGTATATCCATAAGGGTGTCAACGTAGTCCTTAATACGGTAAGCCATCGTCTTGACTCCTCTGTGGGTTGGAGAGTAGTGTAACCGCTAGCGCTATCGAGGCATGAGGGGATCACTTGCTGGACAGACGTATGCCGCAAGCGGCGTAGGCCACATTGTGCTTGTCTACACAGTGCCAGCCTGAACCGGGTAGGTAGGCGATCTTGCCTAGTTGCTTGTCGATCTTGACGGTGACCGTGTGGGTACCAGACTGAAACTTGACTTTTTCTTTCATGATAGCACTCCTCTTGTAGGGTTAAGGGGGTAGTGAACGGCGTACCTTAGGATGTCAGTTCTGGCAGGAACGTGTGGCTGTCGCCTAGGGACCCGTCGTCTTCGTCTTCGTAGTTGTAGCCAACAGCAGTTACGAATCGTTTGTCGACTCGTACCTCGACGGCTTCGCCGCAGCCATGGTAATCTGTACTGCCTTGGATCAGAAAGTCGTCACCGTCTCGGGTAACGACGGCGTCAACGACTACGGGTTCGTCATCGGCTGCGGCTAGTGTATCCATAGCAGCACCTCCAGGCCCTTCCCAGTTCAGAAAGGACCAGTACCAATCCTTGCCTGCGCCTTCAGCACTAACAAACAGGGCAACCGCTTTTTCAATTCGGTAAGTCTTCATCGTAACACTCCTGTAGTAGGGTTTAGGGGGTAGTGTAACCGGGTCCACGCCCCTGTAGGGCGCGGTAACGGGGACACTAGTCGCCCAGTTCTTGCAAGAACGTACTATCTCGACAACCGTAGTTGTAATCGAAGGTCACAAGGCTTTTGTCAATCCGCACTTCGCAGGCTTCACCGTCGCCACTACATTCTGTACAACCTTGGATCAGAAAGTCGTCACCGTCTCGAGTAACGACGGCGTCCCAGATTATAAATTCGTCCCCATTGGAGTTGGCGATAGCATCCATTTCGTCAGCCCCAAGCCCTTCCCAATTTAGGAAGGACCAGTACCAGTCCTTGCCTGAGCCTTCAGCACTAACATGCAGGGTAATTTCTTTTTCGACTTGGTAGGTTTTCATCACGTCACCTATGGGGTTGCGGGTATCGTGTAAACAGTGCCCCGCCGGGTTGCGACACCTGGTTGCGCTATCGGGGCCGATCTTGGGACCAGGTTACTAAACTACAACCACACAGATTCCTAGATCACCCGACATGACACCCACCCGGGTACCGATTGATAATGCGTCTTGCGCTTCTGCTTCTGTATCCCAGATGGATTGGGGTTGCGGGTCACTATTCCAGACCATGTCTGTTACGAAGTAGAGTTTTGTATCGTAATCGTAGATTGCATAACCTGTCATCGTAACACTCCTGTAGTAGGGTTTAGGGGGTAGTGTAACCGCTAGCGCGCCGGCTAGGGTGACGGCGCGGTGAGTGGGGGTTACTAAAATTCTTCTAGCTTGCGAAGTAGTGAAGTTAGGGCCGCTTTTTCACTTCGACCACGGCCTACAATACCTGCGCACATCACATCTTGACAATAGAAAGTGTTGCCCTTTTTCCAAGCTTCAATCATCCGACCGTCGATCCTAGTTCGTGTGACCTTCATCGTTTCGCTCCTAGGTTTGGGTAAAGGGTGGATTAGTCAACTTGCACGATGCGGAAGTTTTCCATCATCGTGGCCGTATGCCCCATCTGTCCTGCGCGGTACTTCTGTAGCCCTTCTTCGGCTTCTTTCTTAGTCCTATACGTATGTAGGACACCAGCAAAACTGCTTGGCTTGGCATGGCGTGTTTTTCTTTGCGCCTTCCGTGCTTCTTGTTCTTGCTGTAGCAGCAATACGCCAAGCCGGTTTCTGGCATCTGGTTTCCAGTCGCCTTTGACGGTCCAAGTCTTTTTCATCGTAGCACTCCGGTAAGGGGTTTCAGGGGGTGTGGTTGTGTTTTGCATTACAACTGTATTATACAGGGTACTAGGCGAATTGCAATAGGCGGGGGCAATTATTGTGGGCAATAAGCGGGGGCGACTATACAACCCCTTACCAGGCAAGGAGTTACGTTGACAAAAAACTTTGGAATTCCCTAGAATTTGGCCGTTTTTCGGGCCATTTAAGGGCTGCAACCAGGGAACCACCTACAATTGCCACCTGGCAGTAGGTGTTAGCTACACGAGGCCCCTAGGGCTGTAATAGGGGCTACACGGGCCGCATAGGCCACATAATAGGGGGTACGGAGAAGACTTACCCCTTTCCGGTAGGGTTAGCCCTGCGTAGGTCGTGTACCAGCACGGTGCGGATGCTACTTGCGCCTTGAAATCCTTGAGCGACTTTCAGTCTAGCGTTTTTGCCTAGTACCTCGACTACTTTACCTCGCCAGGTTTCCCCATCCTTTTCGCTTACCCACGCCATCCTAGAAAGCCATTCTGTAGTACCGTGCCGCGCGTCTGTTTTCCCATCTTGCTTGCCGGCAGACTTGGATAACTTTACAGGAGCATCCTCACCATCTTTCTTAGAAGCCTTTGAACTTCTTACCTTAGATGACCTTTCCTCGATTTCTTCTTGGGATGGGTCACTACCTCTAGGGTCGTCATTTGCAGGAGTGTCAAGGCTATCTGGTTTGCCTAAGTCAATTCCACCGGTTGTTGGAAACTCTACCAGCTCACGTACGTCATCCTCTTCGTGATATTCAAGAGACAAGGCTTTCTCGGTTATAGGCACTTTCGTGCAATAGATTAACCAGCCTTTGACGATTATAGCACATCGTTCTGCCGGCGAACTGCCTTCTTCGTCGACCAGATTAGATATTGCCGTTCCAATTGCATCCAGCTTGGGATCGCCTCCTGCAAGACAGACCCAGAAGTCACAAGCTTTGTCCCAATTACTCCAGTCTACTGTGTCTTCAGATGGACTACTTGAGTCGTAGTATACCTTAGACTTAGTGTTACTCGAAGCCATTAGGTATAACAACGCAGAGGCATATCCTGCTGTGATGAACTTTGTTACGCGTCCTTCGGTACCATTCTCCTCATAGATATGTCTGATGCAATCTAGAATGCGTTTGTGCCTCTCGATGAAGTCAATCATTTCGCTGTGAGTTTTGCGCAGCCCGCAGTCACTTGAAACCCCTGTACGGTTCCATAACATCTGGACGCCAAACTGAGCGAAGCGAGCGATTTTGGCTCTGTCCTTGCTAAGGTAATCAGAGAAGTACGGACTACGGTAGATTACGTGGGCAAGAGTGCGCGGCTTCGGAGTGTCCATAGTGTTGACTACCTTGTCGGACTCGTCTACTCCGAAGCCGATAGATGTTTCTATAACCGGCTCAGTTTTCCAGAATTCCTTCCAGATCTCAGGATGCAACTCCCATTCCTGAACGGCTAGTATAAGCGCAATGAAAGTGTGCTGGCCATTGAGCACTAGTCCGCTGCAACCGATGATCCTGCTTTCAAGGTTCAGGTACCAGCGTCGTCTTAGTATTTCCTGCTTGAGCACAGCTACAATACTCATTGAGAAGGGACGGTTCGTGATATTGTTGTGGCACACTATTTTCTTGCCATACAGATCCTTCAGCAGATATGGACCGTCAGTGACCTCTTGCCACCCTAAGAGCTGTTTGGTTATCTTAGATGTCAGAGATTTGTCACCGACGAACATCTTAACAGACGGTCTGTCATACTTAACTGGTCTCTTGTGATTGGTTGATTTCTTGGTAGACTTCTTTTCCTTTAATGTCTTCGGCATTACAACTCCTCCTTAATAACGGGTTCACGATTACTGGTTAGCCATGCGGCGGATGCTAGTATAAGCGCGGAGCCTCACAATGTAAACAGGCTGCACACAAATTTTCTGTGTCTGGTATTACAAAGTAATACTCCCTCTATACACTATACTACTATAGTAGTATAGTAGTAGTAGTAGACCCTGCTGTATACTTAGTATAATGCAAAAACTGACGAATGCAATGGCAAAAACAAAAAAAAGTTTGCTGTTTTGTGCGACGCGGTTGGCTGCTTATAATAGACTGGCGTGCCAAAACAACTATCCAAGAAACGCTTGACTTATCCTGAGCCCGGTAGATGGGTATTGGATACTGCTCACGGGATGCCAGAAATAGTACCTCCTGGACCACTACCGTCTAGGAAGCTTTCCAAGCAGGAGTTACAAGAGTATGTCAGCTACGAAGGGCTGGGATTCTGCATCTTTGAATTTATACCCACAAAATCTGTAGCTGATGCACATCTAGCCAAGCTGTGGCGCAAAGCGCGTGCAGCAATGGCTGACATAATAGACTGTCTAAGCGAAGCCCCTGAGGTAGAAGTCCTAACCGGTGGTGAGGACATAACCGACGATGAATTTGAAATCTAACAAAGAGGAGTGGACTAGTGCCTCGCACCACCCGTTGTTATCAATTTATTGGGATAGACCCTGGCAAGCATGGTGGACTGGTGTGTCTTTCACGCAGTAGAGTAATTGATGTAATTCCTATGCCCTTGACAAACATGGATATTTGGAACTGGTTCTTCAATTGGTCTAACCCGGAATGGGATACGACTACGGCCACCATCGAGAGAGTCCACTCAATGCCAAAGCAGTCCGCGCAATCCGGGTTCACTTTCGGTCGAGGGTACGGTGCTATCGAGATGGCACTAACCGCAAGAGGTATCAGGACAGAACATATTACGCCACAAGTCTGGATGCGTGCGCTTTCTATTTCTCCCAGGAAGAAAACGGAGCGACGGAGTGAGTGGAAGAACCGACTGCGTGCAAAGGCTCAGCAGTTGTTTCCTAGGTTAGACTATTGGGATGGTCCAAAAGGCAAGCAGCTAGCAGTAGCAGATGCGCTGCTTATTGCGGAATTCTGCCGCCGGCAAAACAGCTAAGGAGGAGTGTAAATGACGCCGTACAAAAAACACAAGTCAAAATGGTCTGGATGTGTTAGATGCTGTCTGCACCGTAACCGAACCTGTGTAGTATTGGCACGTGGTAAAGTCCCTTGTGATGTTCTGCTGATCGGAGAGGCTCCAGGTGTTTCAGAAGACGTGTTTGGAAAACCTTTTTTTGGACCTGCGGGTAAGCTGTTAGACAGGATTATTGAGGCAGCTATCGGTGAACAGTGTGATTACGCACTGACCAACCTAGTTGCTTGTATTCCTATTGGTGGTGATGGTAACAAGGCGCAAGAACCTTCAAAGGAAGCTATAGAGGCCTGTGCTCCCAGGTTAGTAGAGTTTGTAAGACTCTGCAAACCTAAACTCATTGTATTGGTAGGCAGACTAGCAGAAAAGCATATCTCTGGAGAGGCACAGTTTCGCCTGGATGGTAAACCTGAAGGGGTAGAGTGGTTATCAGGGGATAACTACATGAGGTTTGCCAGCATTATCCACCCTGCTGCTATACTCAGGATGGACATATCCCAACGAGGACTCGCAATCCGCAGGTCTGTTGTGATATTAGAGGATGCTGTTGAGGATTTAGACAACCTTTAAGAATTTAGGGTCTAGTATACAAGTTTCAAGGGGTATAACCGAAAGATAGAGGAGCTGACTGATGTTAAAGAACTGTTTGTCTCGGAAAGAGTGCAGGATTGTTGAGGACCTGCTTGTAGACCACGCTGAAGAAATCAAGGTTGGTAAGTGGTCTGTAAAATCCTTTGCCTCCTATGTAGAAGGCCGTCTCAAGCGGCCAGTTACAATTGGCAACATCTCAGGGGCTGTCAAGGCAGTAGATGGTGTGCAATTCACGGCAACCCGCGGTCAAGCGAAATCGACGAAGTCGTTGCGTCAAGTGCAAGCAGTGATATGCTTATTGGCAAAGGAGTTGGCGCAGTTGAAGGGAGAGCTGGGGATGACTGTTTCGCCGACGTTGTTAGCAATCTCTAATTACTCGGAGAATGGAGAGTCTGGTGACAAAAAAGAAAGCTAAGAGAAGTGTTGTAATGAAACTGTCGAAGCTCAGCGCTAGTCACAAGGCAAGCCGCAAAGCGAAGCGCAGGGGACTGCTTTGGAAAGGCCCGGAAGTCGACGGCATCACTCAGTCTATGCTTAGTAGGTTTCTGATGTGCCGCGAGCGGTTCCGTGTCTTAGTAGTGGACGGTCTACGGCCCGTCGATACGTTCAATCATCGTATCGAGTACGGGAGTATGTGGCATATCTGCGAAGAAGCATTTACTAAAAATCCTGTTGAAGCCAAAGTGTTTAAGTCCTACTGGGCTGAAATACTCAGACAGTACGCAAAGAAACTCTGCCGGAAATATCCCCTTCAGCAGGAGCAGATCCAGCACTGGTACAACGTATGCAAGATACAGTTCCCAATCTATTTGGACTACTGGGCGAAGCACAAAGTTGCAGAACATCGAGTTTCTCTTCTCCAAGAGCAGACGTTTAGCGTACCTTACCAGTTACCATGCGGTCGCGTCGTGAAGCTCAGGGGGAAGTGGGACGGGGTGGACCTGATCGGCAAAGGTAGGAATGCCGGCGTCTACCTCGTGGAGCACAAGACGAAGGGAGACATCAATGAGGAGCAGATCAAGCAGCAGTTTCAGTTCGACCTCCAGATGATGTTTTACCTGGTTGCTCTTGACCAAGAAGCCGTTACATCTCGACCGGACAGTTTTTTGCCTGACGCTTACCCAATCAAAGGTGTCATGTACAATGTGGTCCGCCGGCCTCTCAGCGGTGGTAAGGGTAGTATCCGCAGACACAAGGCAACAAAGACTAAACCAGAAGAAACCGTAGAGCATTTCTACAGTCGGTTAGCTGGTATAATAGCCGAAGAGCCTGCAACGTATTTTATGCGCTGGAAGGTAGAGGTTACGCAGCAGGATGTGCTTCGGTTCAAGCGAGAATTTCTTACGCCAATCCTGGAGCAACTCTGTGATTGGTGGGCATGGGTGTCGAACGACAACGACTTATACGGTAGAAACATGGATGATGGCAGAGTTGTCCACTGGCGCACTCCTTTTGGCATGTATAATGTGCTTGCAGAGGGCGGCGCTACAGACCTAGATGAGCACCTCGCGACTGGTAGTACGCTTGGATTGGAACACGCTGACAGTTTGTTTAGGGAGCTGGGATAGTGCCTACCATCAAAAAACAAATACCTCGTAAGAAAGCCAAGAGACGGCGTTCAGCAAAACCGAAATTTGATTCTGCTTGGCCTGATGCTTCTGATGGTATCAAAATCAACCTCTATGGTAGATCGAAGACGGGGAAGACGACGCTATGGGCAACGTTCCCAAAGCCGATAATGGCGATAATATGCAGCGGGAGCAAGCGGCCGGGTGAGCTTAGGAGTATTGATAAGCCTGAGTATCGCAAAACAATTGACCCGAAGATTCTTCGTGAAGCCGATCAGCTACCAGAGTTGCTAGAGCTCGCAGAGAACTTCCAGACAATTGTATTGGATCATGCAACTGGACTACAAGACCACACGTTACGAGACGTCTTAGATTTAGATGAGCTACCAGCTCAGAAGTCTTGGGGAATGGCCTCACGGGAGCAGTATGGTATTTGTTCGTTGCGGATGAGAGAGTCGATTCGAGCAATGCTGAGTCTAAGGTGTAACGTAGTAATCATCGCTCAAGAGCGCGAATTCAATACTGATGGAGAAGGGAACCAGGAGTTGTTGATGCCGTTCGTGGCGAGTGCGTTATCACCTGCGGTAGTTGGCTGGCTGAATTCATCCGTCGATTATATATGTCAGACCTTCATCCGCAGCAAGGTTGGCAGGACTAAGGTCAAGGTTGGTAAGAAAACAATAACCAAGGTCAAGCGGCTGCCTGGAGTAGAATACTGCCTGAGAACAGGACCGGACGAGGTGTATACTACAGGGTTCAGAGCAGTTAAGGGAACACACTTACCAGACGTAATAGTCGATCCGACGTTCGACAAGATCAAGGCTCTAATTGATCAAGGGGGTTGAAAATGACAACAATCTACTTAGTTACATCTGGAGAATACTCGGGGTATCAAATAGATGGGGTATTCTCATCAGAACTGTTGGCAGAAGAATTCGTCGAGAGATGCAGGGACATAATGCGGAGTATAGAAAGTTGGGAACTAGATAAGCGGTCCCAGGACAGAATTTGTCCTTATTGGGGAGCTGAACTTGATATTGCTACAGGGATTATAAACTGTCGCAACAATGGTTGTGAAATAGCTGACCCAAAGACCCGGGTCGCAGAGGTTGGCCATGCTGATTATGTCTGTGAAGCTCACCCAGAAGGGTATATTTGCTCAAAATCCTACGTATCTCAGGAACACGCCAATAAGCTCTGCGTTGAAAAGAAACAAAAAATTCAAAGGCAAGGAGGTTAAGTGATGCTAGTTCTATCGCGGAAGAAGAACGAAAGTATTGTCATCAACGATGACATTACGATCGTGGTCGTGGAGATTCGGGGGGACAAGGTCCGTTTAGGTATCGAAGCGCCAAAGGAAGTTTCGGTTCATCGCCGTGAGGTATATGACGCAATTCAGAGAGACGGAAAACGAAAGGAGGAATGATTGAGGTTGCGACTGTAGAGGTTGTAGATTAACAAAACTTGTTTCCAAACTGAAAAGGACGACTGTAATGGTCAGAAGAACGAGAAAGAGTGGATTGGCTGCGAAGATAGGGAAACGAGCGAAAAGCTCGCATGATGCGCATAAGGATGATACCACTACTTACAGCGCAGGAGGCGACTTACCAGCGGGTATCGTTGGGGGTGTTGCACAGCTCGTTGATTTAAAGTTCGACGTTTTCAAGAAAGGGGATAATAAAGGCGAGTACTACTTCTATGCAGCAGGAGTAGCAAAGTCTCCGAAGGAGTTCGGGGGGATGCACGTCGAAGGACTCAGAACGAGTATTACAGAACCTATGTGTGATACTCCAGGTCGGGCTCGTGAGACTGTTGAGGACCACTATGGTTGGGTACTCAATGAACTACGCAAGTTGGGCGTGGATACCAGCGAGTTAGAGTTTGAAGATATTGAGGCGGCCGTAGAGGCTGTTAAGGAAGAGCGACCTCACTTCAGATTCCGTACTTGGCAGGGTAAGCCTAGTAAACAGTTCCCGAACCCAAGAGTCAACAGCGACTGGCGAGGTGCCTGTGAGTTTGAAGAAGAGGAAGGAGAGGATGATGTAGTTGACGAGACTACAGAAGAGGAGGAAGAGGCAGAAGAGGGGGAGTCCTTAGACGACTTGGCGGCTGCTGCTGAGAACGAGGAGGACGAAAAGTCTGCCAAGGCTGCGCAGGCTCGACTAGGTGAACTAGCTGAAGCAGTTGGCATTGATGAAGAAGCTGCTGAGGCGATTGATACTTGGCCTGGATTGGTCGAGGCTATTAGGAATGCTCCGGAAGAGGAAGGAGAGGAAGTTGAGCCGCCTCAAAAGGGTGACGTCTTCTCTTTTAAGCCGCCTAAAGCGCGTAAGGCGGTAAATGTAGAGATCACAGCTATCTTTACGGGCAAGCGCACCTGCAATGCGAAGAATCTCGATACCAACAAGCTCTACAGGTCCGTTAGTTGGGATGACCTGAAGGACGTTTAGGACCGCTCCACTGCTTCTCATCTCATTAAGAAAGAGACCCTGGTTTGCTCGGTACCAGGAATCAGAAAGCCGAGCAGTTTGGCTCCGTGGCGAAATTGGTAGACGCATCGCTTGTGGCAAATTGGCGATCAGCAGGAACAGAAGCCGCGTTGCAAGAGAAACGCTGGTTGCGGGTTCGACTCCCGTCGGAGCCACTGAGAAACTACTTAAAGGTTCAGCATTCTCACAAATCAACAGAAACCTTCGGGCCGGTAAGAGGCCGGCAACGGTTCCGTGGCGGAATTGGTAGACGCTGATATTGGCTTGAGATCGTTGGAAAAGCCATTGTCTGAAATTATGACAGAAAACATGCGAACGATCGTGCCGGTTCAAGTCCGGTCGGAGCCACTTACAACACAACCATCGCGGCGGCGGCGTACCGCTCCACAAACTGCTGCGACCCGAAACCGGCTGTACGCAGCCCCGGGTCGTGAATCATCCCTTGGAGCCCGACCGGGAAGCAGCACTCCCGAGGTTTATGCGGTGGATTTACCGCAACGCAGCCATGCGAGACACGCGGGGACGTCGCCCGCCGAAATGGCAAGTCGGGTCGCCGCGATGGTTTTCAAACACGAGAGGAGTAGTTGGTGATAACCTACTTTGTGCAGAATTGGAAGCTAGGAGTTCATCTGTTGTTCCGGACAAGACGGTTTGGAGTCAATAACAAATGGACGGCTCCCTTCGATTCATTGTTTGGAGTATCACGGAAACGTATTATCTGTGATATTCTAACAGTGAGACCAATTCTACGTAATCACAAGATGATGCGGTTTCGGGCAATTGAATGTGGATTCGTTCCTGGGGAGGAATCAAGGATGCTATGGCCTGGACGCTACCGTGAATTGCGGGGAAAGCAGAAAGGGATTACAGATGAGAAGGGGGTAAGCCGCTAGAGCTCCTAGCGCTACAGCGCTAAATGAACCAATCGAGTTCACTCATTGCTCGATGCACTTCTCGCTAGACTTATTCGTGCCACTCCGGATAGTTCATCGGCGGCGAGTGGCAATTTTCATTGTAGTAATCGGAGAGAAGTAGACGATGCCGAAGATATCTAAGTTGAAGTGTGTAGCCTGCGGGGGATCTGGTGTTAGTAGCCGAAAAGGGAAGTGTGTACCTTGTAGAGGTACTGGGAAGAAACAACCGTCAACCTTTAGACCTAAGAGAAGATGATGAATCGAAATGATAAACTGAGAAATGCGCTGAAGACCCTGTTGACTTGCCGTAAGGGAGTCAAATCAGCAGAGACCATGTTAAAAATAGACAAGGAGATTCTAGATAAGGCTCATGCTGAATTTATAAGACAGCTACGGAGTAGTGGAGGAAAGCCGGTACGCTATGATGGCGTGATGTACACTCTGAATCCTGTTCGAGGTGATCAACCAGTGACATTCAGAGAAGAGGAAATGTCCTTTATTGACTTAGGCGCGCCAGAGCGTTTCTTCCAAGGAAGGGGGAGAACAGCAAGTGAGTCTAAGCAAGAAACTGCGGAAGACGGTTAGACCAAAACCACAGCTAAAAACTCGGCCCGAGATTTTGCTGTGTCCGAATATACCGTCACCGATGCACGGTGTAACACCTCGAAGTATACTAGGACCTAAGTGGTGGAACGAGACTCGTAAAGCTGCTTATAAGTCAACTGCCTATCGTTGTTTAGCTTGTGGAATCTACAAGTTCAGCGCTGCTTTCAGGCAATGGTTGGAAGGGCATGAGCTGTACAAAGTTGACTACAAGCTAGGCAGACTGACTTATATCGAGACGGTACCGCTCTGTTTCTGCTGTCATAATTACATCCACGATGGTAGACTCAGAGCAATGCTGGAGCACCACGAGATTACTGATTGCAGATTTGTGGCTATAATCCAACACGGAGATCGTGTGTTATCTGCCGCTGGGCTGAGCCGTTTGAGTTTTGCTGAAAGACGAGATGAATTGATTGAGGCGGGCTTGCAAGGAGAGGTAGCAGGTTGGAAGAAGTGGAGGATGGTCTTGAAGGGGAAAATGTATAAACCGAAGTTTGCAACACCTCAGCAATGGGAAAAAGCGTTTTTGAAGAGGAGGTGAGTGATGACTTTTCTTGATCGTGCTGACATAGATTTCGAGGCGGGTGCCAAGTCACAGCAAGCCGAGATCGAGCGGCTGCGGATGGCCCTTGCCCGTTGGATGACCCACCCATCGGCAGAATGCGTTCCAACTCAAGCGATTGAGATGGGGAGGCGGGCGTTGGCAGGTAAGAACATAGCCGACCTAGACGTGGTGGTCATCGCTCGCAAAGCGGAAGCCGAGGTCGAGCGGCTGCGCGATGGATTGCAGAATATCCTCGATAATGATCTTGGATCAAAACGTGTTAGGCACAACCGAGACACCGCAATCGGTTATGCACGTCAATCTGTGGGGAAATTACTGGCCGCTGAAGCGGCGGGGGGGGAGTGAACTATGTACGAGCGTTTTACGGATAGGGCAAGGAAAGTCCTCCAACTGGCCCAGCAGGAGGCTCGGCGGCTCAATCACGAATATATCGGAACCGTACACCTCCTGCTCGGGCTGATTAGTAGGAAAGGAGATATTGGCCATGGCATCATCGCCATTATAAATTCAGGCGTTGCTCTGGACGACATTCGCCGCGAGGTTGAGAAGCTGGTGCTGATCGCGCCCGCCTGGAGCAACTGGGGCAAGCTGCCACAAACGCCGCGAACAAAGCGGGTTCTCACGTATGCCATGGAGGAATCTCGGGACCTCGGCCACAAATACGTGGGAACCGAGCACCTGCTGTTAGGGCTGTTGCGAGAGTCTGGAGGCATCGCTGGCCTGCTGTTGATAAATCTGGGCCTGGAGTTGGAGAATGTCCGCCAGGAGGTGCTCAACCTGCTAGGAACCGGAGAACAAACACCGCCGGTCTCACACGGGGTATACAAGCAACTAATACAGCGATCCATGCCGGAGGGTCTGAGTAGCGATGAACAAGGTGTCTGGCTGAATAGATACTTGCAGCGACGCGATGACGATGACGCAGGCAAGCGGATCCAGGTCGAGCGGCTGGAACGGACTATTGCCGAACTTGGCGAGTATGCACGTGACCTGCCTGGTGGGTCGGGTCGAACAGCGTTTGAAGCTCTTGTAGCAGCCGCGACAAGTGGCAGGAAGTGAATGATGCCAACTCCAGAAAAGACAACACGATCTGAGCAGCAACGTGTTAGCGTCGATGTGTTGCTCAATACGTTTTGTATTGGATTCGGTTACAACGATCGTGATTCAATTCAGATTCGCTTAGAGAAGGATAGCACCGTCTATATCTGCGACGACCGGGAGAGCCGCAAGCTTGGCGAGCCACGGATGATTTCTGGTTGCGTGTCATGGGAGTTGTTTGAGAAGGAATGGCCTGAAGTCATGCGATACCTGCTGGCAAAAGAACGTGAAGCCGCGAAAGCAAAGGAAGGTGAGTGATGGGATTTCCTAGTTGTGGGCACATCCAAGAGTTTGTTCGTGGAAAAACAATAGACTGCTTGGAAGCCCCGGCGGGCGGAGCGATAATTATATTTCATTTCACGGACGGTGAATCGTTGAAATTAGTAATGGTAGCAGAAGTACCGCAGCGGCCGAACATCATAACTATTGCAACGCCATTTGGAGTTGAAGGAACTGTTAAGCAGTCAACAACTATAATGAAAGCCGCGCAAGCGGAGGGAGGTGAGTAGATGGGAAAGCACAAGAAAGCCGCCAATCGCCTACGGAAGCAGCGGCGGGAGCTGTTGGAGGCGTTCAAACGCGAGTGGAAGGAATGCTGTAAAAGGCATACCCATGAGATAGAGGTGGGTAACACCGGAGCTTTCCCGGAGGGGCAATGCCACATTCTGGCGTGGGTTATCAGACGAATGGAAGGTGAGTGATGACAGAGTGGCAATATGAAGAGGTCTTGGTGGGTAACACGTATCGAGGCTTCGTGATAGAGGGCTCGAGAGTAGTCGCGTTGGTACATCATTGTGTCCACGTGCCTGAGGGCTTGTGTTTACCTTCTGTGGCAGACAGAGATCAATACGTCGTGCGATCGCGGAAGGTGTTGAAAGGTATCGTACAGCGACATAATAAAGTCGCACGGCTAACGGAAGAGATCAAACGCGTGGGTCTAGTTTGCTGTAAGCAGCTCTATATCCCTCAAATGGTTGAATTATTGAGCAAGTTACTTAAAAAATTCCCTGGAGCGAGGTGAGTGATGAGTCAGGACTGGACTGCAAAGGATGTGTTGAAGAATTCAGTGAATGCCGCGGCTACCATCAATGAGTGCTTGAGGGACGCTGGCCAGATGCGTGCCGAGGTCGAGCGGCTGCGGAAAGAGCGTAATGAATGGCAAGCGAAATGGCAAATCGAATGCACGGCCCGGATCAATCTCCAGGCGGGACACGAGTGCGATGACGTCGAGGGCCAATATCCCAAAGCCGCTGAAGCGGCGGGTGATGTGAAGATAGTCACCGCACCACCAGGTTTAATCGAAGCAGGACAGAAAGTGACTCGCAAAGCCGCGCAAGCGGCGAAGGGAGGTGAGTGAATGAGTACGGTCTGGAGACTCTCTAATAACCGAATGACCGTCAAGGTAACGATTGGTAAGGATCATCGCATAATCGACGCCGCACCTATCGTTCGTCGTTTTCGGGGGCAGCCATTGATCAATTTGAGTCGTTGGATGGAGCGTATGGGAAAGACTGATTTGACACTGATCGGTAAACCAACAGAAAACCGCACGCGCGGCGGGAGGTGAGTAAGTGATAACCATGAAACTACATTTCGATCCTAGCAAAAGCGCCGACCCGGATGTAGTAGCGACCTTTCGAGGCGAGGTTGCCCAAACGCTGTACTTGCTGTGGAGGCGCGGGCACATTGTCAGCCAAGGCTTCTTTAAAGAAGTGTTGCAAATAGCATCAAGGATCAAATCAGAGCAGCCTACCACGGTGACGGGACTTGCTGAATGTTTTGGAGCTAGGTGGATGGACCCACTTTCCAATTTTCCGAAGGGAGATATTGAGACATTCTGTTTGGAGGCATTGCCCTATTTTATCGGCGAGCAGGCCATCACTTACAAAATGGAGGTGACCAATGAGCCATGATACTACTAACCGCATGGCACCTAGAAAGTTCAATCTGAGTGAGAGGGTCCAGATAAAGATTAAGAGTAACCGAGGAAGGACTTCCGGTATATATGTTGGCACGATAATCGGTTACGAGGATGGCAACAATCTGGGTAGATATAGTCCGAAGTGCGATGGATGGGTATATCATGTTGCATTAGACGTTGACGACGAAAGGGTCTTGGTAGCTGAAGAGAACTGTAATAAGCTTTAGCACTAGGAGTTGAGGGTATGATTGGCTTAGACGTTGAAACTACTGGACTTGACTTCTGTCATGGCGCCAAACCGTTTATGGTCCAATTAACTGATGATGATGGCCTCCAGACCTACTGGACATGGAACGTAAACCCGGTAACAAGACAACCGCGAGTGCCTAGGAACGACTTGAAAGAAATCCAGGCTAAGATTGATTGGGCTGACAAGATCGTTCTACAAAATCCCAAGTTCGACGTAGCCGCCCTGCGAACCGTGTTTGCGTTTCATAGTATGGAGCTAAATTGGGATTGGGGTAAAGTCTATGATACTCTACTGGCAGGTCATCTTCTAGCCAGCAACCGCCCTCATGATCTTACTACAATGGCCTTGATGTACCTTGGAATCAACGTCAAGCCGTTCGAGGATGCAATTAAAGAGGCAACAAACGAAGCGCGCCGCATTGCTAAGAGTAAATACCCTAACTGGCAAATCGCAAGAGTTGGACTGCCTCAGATGCCGAGCGCAAGAGGGACCGTTTGGAAGAACGATATGTGGCTTCCACGAGCAATTGCAAAAGAAGAAAGTTATATATGGACGGGAAATCAGCAACATCCGTGGTGGGAAGTGTGTGCGGAGTATGGCAACAGTGATAGTGAAGTGACGATCTTGCTTTTCAAGGAGCAACAAAAAGTCCTACGAAGGCGTAATCTATGGAAAATTTACCAGGAGAGATTGAAAATCCTCCCTATCGTGAGCCAGATGGAAAGCCATGGAGTAACCATCAGCGGTAGTCGACTAACTGAACTACAGCATAAGTACACAAGAGAGTCTGGAGAGGCTGGAAGGGTTTGCACTAATCTTGCCAAGAGTTACGATTACGACTTACAGCTCCCGAAGTCTAGTAATAACAAGTCACTTACGACATTCATCTTTGACGTGTTGAAGCTGAGTGTGTTAAGAAAGAGCCAGAAGACAGGTAAGCCTTCTTTAGACAAGAAAGTCATGGAGGATTATCAAGTCAGTTTGCCAAGACGCAGCAAAGCCAAGCTCTTTATCGACTCGTTGCTGACAAAGCGCAAGCGAGACACCGCACTTGCTTATATGGAAGGATATAGAAGATTTTGGTTGCCTTTAATCGTAACCTCCCCATCTGCTTCCGGGGGAACAAATTATACTAAGGAAGCTGATTGGTTCCGTCTTCATCCGTCCTTGAACCCGACTGGTACTGATACGCTACGGTGGAGCAGTCAGAATCCGAACGAACAGAACATCTCGAAGCAGAAAGGATCCAATCTGCGGTACTGCTTTGGTCCTGCACCTGGACGGGAATGGTGGAGCCTTGATGCACAGAACATAGAGCTGCGATTGCCGGCTTACAAGTCAGGAGAGACGGAGCAGATCGAGCTATTCGAGAAGCCTGATGAGCCCCCATTCTTCGGCAGCAATCACTTGCTGGTGTTTTCCATCCTGCACCCTGACAAATGGGACCATAACGATCCTAAGGGATTGTTGAAGGCTAAGAAGGAGTACGCTGATACATGGTATCAGTGGGCAAAGAACGGTAACTTCGCCGTGCAGTATGGCGCAGTAGAGCAGAGTGGCACAGCAGACAAAGCCTATCACGTACCCGGCGCGCAGCGCAGAATAGCAGGTAGATTCCGCAAGTCCAAGCTACTGAATGAAAAGCTGATTGAGTATGCTGAGAAGCACGGCTATGTTGAGAACAGCAGACAAAGCCTATCACGTACCCGGCGCGCAGCGCAGAATAGCAGGTAGATTCCGCAAGTCCAAGCTACTGAATGAAAAGCTGATTGAGTATGCTGAGAAGCACGGCTATGTTGAGACAATGCCTGACAAGACGGTAGACCCTAAGCGCGGTTACCCACTTCTTTGTACGCGCACGAATTATGGTAGAATTCTACCTACGGTTCCGCTTAATTATTGGTCGCAGGGGACGGCCTGCTGGTGGATGATGAAGGCGATGATTCGTTGCCAGGTATACCTCAACGAATTGAATGCGAAGCCAAAGTCGCGAGGTTACCATATGGTGATGCAGATCCACGACGAACTTGTGTTTGACTTCCCAGCGGAACAAGGGAGGTGTGTTATGTCTAGGTATGCAAAACCTAGAGTGCCAGGCAGTTTACCAAAGATCAGGAAGATACAAAAACTGATGGAGCAGGGTGGAGACGACATCGGGATACCAACCCCCGTCTCGATTGAATACCATCCTAAGAACTGGAGTGAAGGGGTAAGTGTCTAAGTTTCTTTTACGAAGGAGGTGCGTTATGTTTAGGTGTGCAGTAGTTTTGATGGTGCTTGTTAGTGGTAGTTTGTTGTCGGCGGAGACGTTGAGGGATGACTTTGACGACGGCATTCTAAGTCCTGCCTGGCAAGTGGTTACACAGAGCGGAGGTACATCGTGGGACGAGTCTGGCGGTACCCTCAATGTTGGTGGATCATCCGGTCAGGTAGGCGAGCTGGTTATGCGGTATAACCAACCCTTTGACGACGTGGGGTCGGTTTGCATCGACTATAACTGGACTGCCTATAGCGGTCACAAGGCTCGTGTGGGCTTGATCCTTGCCGACGCATCCTTGACCGGTTTCGATCCGAACAACCAACATGGTATCTATATCAAAGGCGTTCGATACAGAAGCACCGGACTACACGCTGTTGACGGTGGTGGCACCAGTGCGGGATACCAGATTATCTATTCTGTGCCCACGTCCGGGTCTTTGATGATTGAACGCGACGGCGATAATTTCCAAGCTAGTTACCTTGACGGTGGGGCCTGGAAGATGCTGTTTGAAGGACAGCACGACTTTGGTGAAACGCTACTTTACCCGTATCTGTTTACGAGCAACTCAAATACCAACCCGAGATGGGAGGTTGCGCTTGACAACTTCTACGCCGACGTCGCTCCCGAACCATCTAGCCTCGTTCTACTGATTATAGGCGCCAGCAGCCTTCTTGTCTGCACTTGGCGACGCAACCAGATTCCAACAGAAACGAGAACATGAACAACGAGATATGTAGGACCTGCATCCACTGCGATCAGTCTGCTGGTGACGTGACCTCTGGGGAGTGTCATGTAAATCCCCCGAAGGTCTTCCTAGTGCCGATGCAAGGTCCGCTTGGACAAGTGAAAGCCCAGAAAGTCTCAGGCTACCCGCCGGTCAAGCTGGATGATATGGGCTGCGGGAATCACAGCTCACTCCTTGGAGAGACTAATGCCTAAAATACCTAAGCTGAAGAAAAAAAGAAAGAAGTGTAGGTATGTAGGCTGGAAGAAGGACGCAGTGACGAGCACAACTCGCGAGTTGTGTGCTGTTGTAAGCGAACACTGGGATGGGAACGGTATCAAGAAGTCTGGAATTCCTTCTGCTGTAGAGGAGCTGTTGGCACCCATCTCGAAGATTGTGCTAGGACGTTTATATACACTAGAAGACGTCCGCAATCATATAAGAGAAACTCAAGACGGCCGTGAATTTTCGTTAAATGCCCTGTTGCAACGAGGTGATAAGTTAAAACGAAATAATGAATATGGTCCCTTTCGCAACTATGTCTTGAGTGCATACTTGAAGGTAATAGGGGGACCTGTCCGTGAAGACTTTACGCAAGACATGATTGACGAGAGGTTGGAAATTGCTGGTGGTAGATGCGAATACCGTGGGTGTGACTTGAAGATCACTGGTTATGTGGCTGATCACTACATTCCTGTGAAACGCGGTGGTAGAGGCAGCCGAGATAATATACGTATCGCGTGCCCTAGATGCAACAGGGAAAAGTTTGAGATGGATCCAGAGGAGTTTATTTTGAAAATACAGAAGGATTGGAGCCGCGCTCGAAAAATCTAATGAAAACCTGGAAAGTAGCAAGTCTGACACCGCAAGCACGGTTTCTGTACTGGATCAAAGAGCGCCATAGCATCTACCTGAAGCGTAAGGCAGGGAAGCCTAAGCCTTGGACGGATGATGAGGTGCTTCAGTCGTACTTCTTTACAAATCCATACCGTGAGCACGACAAAACAACGGTCTGGTTCCGAGAGAACATCCGAGACCCGTTACGAGATCATCATACAGTACTTATGGCGACAGTGATCTTCCGGTGGTTCAATCGTATCTCAACAGGTCAGGCTTTGGTTGAACACAACTTGCTGAAGAACTGGCGCAAGAAATTTGCTATTCGAATGCTTAGAAGGTTACCGCCACCAGTATTTACTGGTGCTTACATGATCAAAGCCGGCAATGGTCCCAAAGGGTGTAAAATACCGAACGTCTGCGACGCTATTGACAACCTATGGAATCAGAGGGGGCGGTTGGTTCAGGTCTGTCTTGACGACTGTCGACTGAAAGCGCTCTGGCAAGAGTTGAAACAGTTCTCCTTTCTTGGCGGATTCATGTCCTACGAGATCGTTTGTGATTTGCGTTATACTTACTTACTAGAGGATGCATCAGATGTGAATACATGGTGCAATCCCGGGCCAGGGGCTAGTAGAGGGCTGTTGAGACTACAGGGAGAGACTCCAGGTCTTAACAAAAAAGGAAGAACCACCCGTGTCAAGGTCAGCAGCAATTATCTTGAGGTAATGCAAGACCTGCTCGCGGTAGTACAGCGGTTTCGCTTTGAGGGCAAAGGGATGCCTGTATTTGAGATGCGTGAGGTAGAACACTCACTTTGTGAATGGGACAAGTACGAGCGCGCGCTATGGCAGGATAGTGGTAGAATGAAACGCAAGTACCCTGGGAGTGTAGAACATGATTAAGTGTCCATGGTGTGCTAAGGAGTGGGAGTGGGACTGGTGTCTTGACGAGATTATTGGCGCACAGTCTGCCGAATTTGTTTCGTCAGAGTCCGTGACAAAGCTGCTCTTATATGTTTGCACTTGTGGCGGGTCTCTCGGTGTTCTTACTGAAGAGAAGAACGGATCCCATCTGTTTACCGGGACATTAGAAGAGGTGTAGTTTTAAGATAGAAAGGCGACGGAAATGACCGTATTAGATATTCGAGGTACGCACGGAAGCGGTAAGAGCTGGATAATGCACTGGCTCTTGAAAGAATATGACCATGTTGATATTGTAGACGATACTGGTCATATTGGATACCACTTAATTGAGTTTGATGCGGCTTTGCTTGGGAAGTACAAGACTGATTGCGGGGGTTGCGATAGTATAAAGACGGCGGATGAGGTAGTTCACAGAGTACGATTGTTCGCTAAGCAATACCGGCACGTACTGTTGGAAGGCATCTTAGTCTCACACACGTTCAAACGGTATAGCGATCTTGCAAATGAGTTGTCAGAATACGGGTATGTCTTTTTCTTTTTGAATACCTCTTTGAAAAAATGTATTGCGAGAGTCCAGTCCCGTAGGTTCAGAAAGGGGAACGTGAAGCCTTTCAACCCGACTCACCTCACTCACGATTGGCGGCAGATCTGGCGCAATGTCAGGAAGAAGTGTACCGCCGCAGGTCATGATGTTGTTGTTTTGGATCGGCGCAACCCGTTACCTAGAATTGTAGGAGTGCTAAAAAATGCCGTGGGGTAAATGTGTTCCTGTCTCAAACAAAAAACTCATCGGTCTTTGTGGTACTCAATACCATGGTCATCCCAAGGGGTGTCACAACTTCTGTACCAGGCCGTCATGTCCACCGACTATGCAATCGCTAAGCATCTGTCTGGACGATTTCTATTTGATATGGATCAAGTACCCAATTGGCACCCACGTTCGAGATAAATTGAAAGTTCATCCTGACTGGTCTATCTACCAAGCGCGGAATATTCTTTACTGGCAAGCTACGGCGCGGAAGATACTCCAGAAGGTAGTAGACAAGTTCTTGGTTCTACACTCAGATTACAGAGTTTTGGGTCCAAAGGAGCACCTGGATAGCTGGGCGATTGACATGACAGCCACTATTGCTCAATTCGGTATTGTGCTTAACTGGGGAGTAGATTGGGCGCTACAGGAGTATACCTATGTCCTGAGATACGCTGGGATCCCAATTGAAAAGGCTGGCGCTAGACGAATGCGGCGACTTGCTAAACAATTCCCGATAGTTTACGGGGACAGGTCGATGTTCAAGGAGTGTGTATCTTGCCACTACAGACCGTGTCTGGTACACATGAAGAATAACCCGTCCCTGTATGTGAATCAGCAGATTGGCAACCTCAAGATTGAAAGTATGACTGCAAGCGGTGACTGGTTGGTTAGGTGCGATTGTGGCAGAAGGAAAGTGATACCAAAGCACAGGCCGTTTTGTACCGGATTTGGTTGTAGGTGCCAGCAGCAGCCTGGGCCTTGCCCGCAACAGGCGATTGTAGGCCCCTAGAGCGTCCTGTAGCGGCCGTTTGCAGCCTAGGGCAGCCAAGGCTACCCCTGGAGCCTACAGGTCTGCTACGGTGTCCGTATGGCGCACAAAAAACTCCCGGCGACAAGCTGGGAGTTAGCAAATGAGGGGGGGTGTGCCGTGTGTTGCTACTTACTTACTTTGAAGATGCTTCTGCAGCTTTCTGTCCGCTGGCGGTGATGGCGTAGACCAGCACTCGGCTGCCCTCGTTCTTGGTGCTCTTAATGAACCCCATACCCAACAGCCCACCGCCTTGGACACCGTCGCCTTCCCGAGTAGCAGCGCCGAGCAGCTTGGACCATCCGATCTTGGTTTCAGCGTCAATGCGCATCTTTGATCTCAACTGCTCGCGGGTGACTTCCTTGCCTCCAATACTGGTCCCTTTGAGGGCGGTGAGAATTCTGACCTGCATCTTGCTGAGACCCTCTTTCTTCCCGGGGGTCTTCTTCACGGACTTCTTCTTGGGGGTTGCCTTCTTCTTGGCCGTTTTCTTCGTAGTAGCCATCGTGTCGCTCCTTTTGATTGTGGGGTTCTTCCCCAACCTGGACTTGGAAACGTAAAATCGCTTGGCCTTGTGAGGATAGTCGAATGTTCTGCTGCGTCTACCACCTTGACAGTCGTATTCGACGGATACGGGTGTGTGCTTGTGGTCCGCAGGGAACACTGTCGTCTCCAATCAGCCATTCAACCTCAATACGATCATTATGGCACGTTCCTGGCAGATTGCAAGCGGAAAATGGAAATTTAGCCAAAATAATCCCTACCAGTCTTGTAATAATTGACGTAACTCCCTCTATATCAGGCACTTACATCAGGAGAAACTTTTTATGATTTCGCTTGCAGTAATTGATTTGGACGACGTTTTGGGTGACTTTGTAGGAGCTGTCCTAGAAATCCACGGCTGGACCAGGGAGCAGCTGGATGCGGTGAGACCTATTGGCACCTGGGATATAATAACGCCGATGGGGATGTCCACAACCAATTTCTGGCAACCAATTAAGCGGGCTGGACCTGACTGGTGGGAATCTATAAAGCCGTTCCCCTGGCTCCAAGACCTGTTGGGATTAGTAGCCTCGGTTACAGATAACTGGATCATTGCGAGCACGCCGCAACCATTCGAGGAGTGCTGGACTGGCAAGTTACGCTGGGTAGAGAAAGTTTTTGGTAAGTCGTTTGCTTACAATAGGTACGTGCCTGTCCAACACAAGCGCATACTTGCCAAGAAAGGAGTTATGCTTATAGACGACAAGAAAGAAAACGTAAGGCTGTTTGACCGTAGTGATGGTACAGGAGTCCTGTTTCCATCCCCGAACAACAATCTGTATCGTGAGGCCTATGATCCGGTAGGCTATCTGGTCAGAAACTTCATTTTCAAGGACCAATCCAATGCACCTGTTCTATCGTAACGTCAACCAAGCTTTCCGAGGAATTGTTTCAGGTATTCAGACCCACAGAATCCCTACAGCAACATCCTCTAGCAGGAACGGAGATGTTATCAAGGTTGTCGAGCCAGTAATTGTGACTTACACTCATCCTCGCGAGCGGGTGCTGTTCAATCAGGCGCGCGACTGTAACCCGTTCTTTCATCTGTTCGAGTCACTGTGGATGCTTGCTGGCCGGAATGATGTAGCGCCGTTGGCATACTACAATAGTCAGATAAAAGACTACAGCGACGATGGTAAAACGCTGAACGGCGCCTATGGCTACCGCTGGCGACAGTTCTTTGCTCATGGAAGTTCTCCAACTTCGTTTGACCAGTTGCAAGAGATTACAGATGAGCTGAGAAAGGATCCAGACAGCCGGCGTTGTGTTTTGCAAATGTGGTCTTCGTTAGCTGATCTTGGAGCAGGGGCGCTTACCAAGGACAAGCCTTGTAACACTCATGCTTATTTCTCAGTTCAAAACAAGCGGCTAGACATGACTGTTTGCAATCGCAGCAACGACCTGATCTGGGGGATGCTCGGTGCAAATGTTGTCCACTTCTCTTTCTTACAGGAATATCTGGCAGCTTGTATTGGTGTTGATGTAGGTGTTTATCACCAACTCACGAATAACCTTCACGCTTATGTGAGTAGATGGCATCCAAGCGAGTGGATAGATGATTACACGCGAGCCAGTACAGACGAGCCTACTATGAGCTACGACCAAAGTCAGCGAGTAAACCTAGGTCCGCAGCTGGTTGCTCATCCAAAGCGTTTTGACGCGGAATGTAAGGCATTCATTGATTCTATCGACAGATCCTTCGAGGAACCATTCCTAAAAAGTGTGGCTCAGCCGATGATGATGGCATTCCGGGCTCATAAGGAGCGAAGGTATATTGGTAGTAGTGCTAGCGCTTTTAATCACATCGACCGTGTATGGGCAGACGATTGGAGAATTGCAGGCACGCTCTGGCTCAGGAAACGTCAGCAAAATTGGGAGAAGAAGAAGAATGACAGTAACCCCTATACCGCCTGCGAAAAACACAGACAATCCAAGACCGGTGCTAACGAAGCGTGACTTCGTTGCACGCTATGCCGCTGGAGAATTCGGCAACGCTTCGCCTACTTGGGATAACTATGCAGCCTACCGCTGCGCAGGCTATGCGGGACTGATTCATATCCGCAACCGAGTGGTTGGGGCAGAGACCTGGTATAATGTAACTCAGCAAGAATCAGGTGCAAAATGGATTGAGGCTACAAGTAAGTTTGACAGGTCGTTGCTTTACATCAGTGCTATGGCACCTACTGAGAAGACAATTTTCCAGGGAGAAGTGCAGCGAGGTATCTGGGGGTTGGATTTGACTTACACGTTTGTAGTTAAGCCGATGCGCGATGCACTAGCCGATCAGTGTCTTTCTGCCTATGGGCTGGTAGCAAAGACGTTGCTATCCCGATTCCTTTGTCTAAATAGCTATGAGTGGTTGGAGCACTTACTTGATACCTATCAAGATCATGTAGTCGAGTTTTCGACGTACTCTGTCCAGTGGGGAACCGTCCCGGGATTCAATACAGTTTTCTGGGAGGTTCGCCTCTATTAGAGGGACAAGTTATATGCCAACGATAGACCTCCAAGCTCAAGTCAACCAGATTCTCTGTGGTGATAATCCATGGGCACCGTTTGCCCCTGGCTATGTAATCGTTGGATTTGAAGTCCAGCGAAAAGTATGGGAAGGAGACCCAGACCTAGATGGCTGGGACAATATCCGGTCAGTAGAGGTGGTAGCCCGCTTCGCGAACGCACATGACGCCGAAGTACACGAGAAAATACTCCGGGAGCAGCGTGTGCCACATCGCTCATACGAGACAGTGCCAATTCAGGTTCGTATTCCAAACACAGAGACAAACAAGAAGAAAGAGACATGAACCCTACAGAATACCAGAAGCTAGCAGGGCGTACCGAGTGTAACCAAAGAGATGCAAGAGTTCGTATGGATACTTTCTCACTTACTTCTATACGGCTTAACCATGCAGCATTAGGGTTGACCGGAGAAGTTGGCGAGTTGTGTAGTGCAATAGAGAAGTGGATTTATTATGGTCAAGGACTGGATCGAATAAACCTGATCGAGGAGCTCGGTGACTGTTTGTGGTATATTGCACTGACTTGTAATGTTATTGGCGTAGACCTTGGAAGCGTTATGGAGGCTAACATCAGCAAGCTGTGTAAATGGTACCCTGAGAAATACACAGATCGGCAAGCTGCTGAAGAAAACCGCGATCGCCAGGCAGAACGAAAACAATTAGAAGAGTTTCGAGAGGAGATGCACTAACCATTCGTAGCGGCGTTAAGGAGCTGGATACTTTAGAGTAACAACGACAGGGATGTGATAGGAACTATGCCGAAGGTCAAAGACTTACCACCCAAAAACCTAAGACCATTCATTTTTCACGGACTTAACTTAGACTGGCAAGAAGACAGTGAAGAGGCAGCAGCCGACGAGTGTCCGTGGTGCGGTCACGATCACTTTTCTATAAACGTAGCTACTACGAAGTGGTACTGCTTCCGGTGTGAGGCAAAGGGAAACACTTCTGCGTTTCTGCTTAAACTCTGGGAGTACAGTAATGAGTTGACCACGAAGTATTCTGAGCTACAACAGGACCGCAATCTGCTCTACCCAAATACATTGATGCACTGGGGAGTAGTCTTCTCTGCGCTTACTCGTTGCTGGATGGTGCCGGGCTATAATGTAGACGGCAAGTTGCGGCAGCTATACAGGCTTGTAGTAGGGTCGGATCGTAGCATTCTGCTACCTACCCCTACGCTAGGTCATCACCTTCACGGCGTAAACCTCTATAGCGAGGGCAAGTCTATAGTCTATCTCTGTGAAGGTCCGTGGGATGCGATGGTGCTATGGGAAATACTGAGCCACACTAAGGAAACTGAGAGAGGGTTGCAGGAGACTGCAAACCCGGAAGCTAGTATGTTGAGGGATGCAAACGTACTGGCTGTCCCGGGATGCACCGTATTCAACGAAGCATGGCTACCGTTGTTCACCGACAAGGTCGTAAACCTGATGTATGACAACGACCACCCGAAACGGCATCCTACAACGAAGAAGCGTATTCCTGCAACCGGGTTGAAATCGATGCAGAGACTGAGTGACATGTTGCTTGGCGCAAAACATCCACCGAAAGAAGTCAACTGCTTATGTTGGGGCGCAACTGACGGTTACGACTTGGAACTGCCAAGCGGGTATGATGTGAGGGATCGCCTGAGCGGTGCTAAGTAGTAAGTAATACCCCCTAAAAGGTATATAAACCTACAAAATATAAACAATCGAAAGGCTATTAAACTGCCATGCCCAAGCTACATTGGCCTACTGCCCAAACACCCGAAATTAGCCCCCTAGCTGCCCGTATAGTGGCCTTGGAGGGGCTGCTTGGCATGTTGGTACCCGCCGCTACACTGGCTGCGTATGGCAATCATAAGCCGTCGAAAAAAACCAAGTCTACAGGTGGGGGGTCGGCTAACCTAGAATGCCTACCCTGTGAGAGCTACAAGGAACTTGTACTGACTTGGCAGCAAGCGATGGAATGGACTAACGGACTGGATTATGCGCTGACTGTAATGCTGGCTAGCATCGCGTCGACGAAGTCTGTAGGCGATCAGTTGTGGGTTAAGGTCATTGGACCAGCCTCTTGCGGGAAGTCTACGCTTTGCGAGGCAGTCAGCGTCAACAAGAAGTACGTCTTTCCTAAGAGCACTATCAGAGGATTTCATTCTGGCTTTGTGTTGGATGGTAGCGAAAAAGAGGACCACAGTCTCATCGCAAGGCTCTACGGCAAGACGCTGGTTACGAAGGATGGTGACACACTGTTGCAATCACCGAACTTAGCACAGATACTTGCAGAGGCCAGAGACATCTATGATGGAACCAGTCGGACACACTACCGTAATGCGAAGTCGAAAGACTACGAGGGATTGCGGATGACTTGGATATTGTGTGGAACCAAGTCGTTGCAAAAGATAGATGAGAGCGAACTAGGCGAGCGGTTCTTAGATTGTGTGCTTATGCACAAGATAGACGACGAGTTAGAAGACGAGGTATTGTGGAGGGTGGCTAACCGCGCGGATCGTGACGCGGTCATCGAGTCAGAAGGAGAGGCTGAAAAGCAGTATGCGCCTGAGTTAGCAAAAGCAATGCAGTTGACTGGCGGCTATGTGGGTTACCTGCGTTCTAACGCGATGGATTTGTTGCCACTGGTAGAAAACTCTGATGAAGCTAAAAGAGCGTGTACCAGGCTGGGGAAGTTCATTGCTCACATGCGAGCGCGTCCTAGCAATAGGCAAGAAGGAACTGCTGAAAGGGAGTTTGCAGCCAGACTGGTCAGTCAATTAGTTAGACTGGCAAAGTGTTTGGCGCTGGTGCTTAATAGGGAAAGCGTAGATGAATCTGTAATGAGTAGAGTCAGGCGCGTGGCCTTGGATACCAGTCGTGGTCAGACGTTGAAAATTGTTACCCACCTGTACGGGAGGGTAGAGGGCTCTGAGTCGCGGGCTATTTCTGTAAGGGTCAACCTGAGTACGCAGAAGGTTAGCTCCTTACTTGCATTCTTACGGGAGATCGGTGTAGTTGAGCGATTCAAAACAAAAAAGACCAGCAGGGTGGCAAGCGGCGTTACAAGGTGGAGGTTGACTAGGCGCATGAGAGAACTTTATAAAGAGGTATCACATGAAGACTGAGCTAGAGGACATGACGTTTGCTGAGATCAGGAAAGAATTCGGTAGGCTTGAGGGCAATAGCATGGAGCTACGCGTGATACGAGCTACACTTCAAGTCAATTGCCGAGTTGGTCAACAGTTGTTTTATCTAGGTATAGTGTACGACGAAAAGAAGAGCGTGCATAACAACCTTGTTGAAATACTTTTAGAGATGATTAAGGTAATCGGTAATGCCAAAGATTCCTAAGAAGAAACTGAAGCCGTATTGGGTTACAAGAGACAAACGGTTGGTGCGGCTGTATTACGGTGACGTGATACGGGTGCTCCGGCGTTTTCCGTCTCGTTCTGTCCATTGTGTTGTGACTAGTCCGCCGTACTGGGGATTGCGGTCGTACCTGGAAGAAAATCATGGAGATAAAGGAGTTGAGATCGGTTCAGAGAAGACTCCTGACGAGTTTGTGGCAAAGATGGTAGCGGTATTCCAAGAGGTGCGACGCGTGCTAAGGGACGACGGGACGGTTTGGCTGAATCTTGGGGACAGCCGTGGAGGCAAGTCGGGTCTGGAGTCTGGGTTGCCTGGCGGGAACCTTGTGGGTATGCCTTGGCGGGTAGCGCTGGCGTTGCAAGAGGACGGGTGGGTACTGCGGCAGGATATTATCTGGGCGAAGCCAAATCCTATGCCTGAGAGCATAAGGAACCGCTGTACTAAGTCTCACGATTACATTTTCCTGCTGACTAAGAAGGGGAGCGGGTACTTCTGTGATATGGAAGCGATAAAATTGAAGTCAGGCAACTGGAATAGCGCAACATCATCATTTTCTAAACCGAGACCTAAATCAAACACAATGACGGCAAAACAAAGAGATATGCAGCGTACTCAGTTTGCAGACAATACACACCATCCAGATATAGAACACAGTACTTGCAACAGACGCTCTGTCTGGACGGTAGAAGACAAGCAATTCTTTGTTGATTGGCTAAACGAGAATTTCCCTGAAGCCTTACGAGAGTTCGCGAGACAGTGCAAAAACAAGAAGGACGTTTGGAGAGTAGCCACAGAGTCTTTCAGCGGCGCGCACTTCGCAACCTTTCCTAAGAATCTGATACTGCCTTGTGTGTTGGCAGGGACTTCTGAGAAGGGATGTTGCGTTAGGTGTGGTGCGCCTTGGAAGAGAGTAACGAAGGTGAAGAAGTTGAAGAGGAAACGGCTGAGGGATTACGTGAAGCGTAAGCCAAAGATGGTTGTTGGCAGAAGGTCTGGTATACCTGGGCAACTTCCTCAGCTAGCGGTTAGGGTGGGCAAAATGAACACTATCGCAAACAGCGTTGCTGGGGTAGACGTGAAGACTGTTGGATGGGAGCCTGGCTGTTGTTGTACTATTAGGAAGGTAATCCCTTGCACGGTACTCGATCCCTTTATTGGTAGCGGTACAACCTGCTGTGTAGCGCTAGGAAGCGGTAGACGGTCTATTGGTATCGACCTCAGCGAAGAGTACCTTAGGGAAAATGCTGTACCAAGAATAATTAGTGAGCTGCTGGCCAGGCCGGCACTCACTTACCAAACAGGTGTTGATGTAGCTATAGTTGAAGAGGGAGAGCTTATCTCGTAAACCTTTTACTGGTAAGCACTTACATACTATACTACAGTAGTAGTATAGTAGTAGTAGACCCTACCGTATACTTAGTATAATGTATTAGACGGGCTATTGCAAGGGCTACCTAAGGAAAATTTTGGTAGAGTTTCCTGTAAAATTTAGGGCTTTCCTATTCAGGTCTAGACGTGTAATATAGAAGGGGCAAGTGTTTGGGGGTAAGCGCGTGTAGTAGAGGAGAATGACAGATGGCTAAGCTAAGTGAGATGCAAGAGGCGCATGTTTTGAGGCTCGCTGAGGAAGGTGTTTCTCAGCGCATGATATCTGAGGTTGTAGGAGTTGCTAGAAACGCGGTATATAGAGTATTGAGAGATGCAAGAGGGGAGAAGCCTAAAGACTACAAGTGTGAGGGGTGTGGTAGAAGGATTCGTGTTCCTGAGTGCATAGTTTGTAGAGATCGAAAGGCGCTTGGGATTGAGGATTAGAGGGGCTTAACTGAAGTGGGCTAGATGAAAAGGAGCGCATGATGGGTTGTAAACCTACAGACGATGTAGAAGCAACGGCAGGAGCAGTGAAAGATCTAGAGGAGATGCTAGCGTCGTTGAATGAGGTAATGATGGGTACCATAGAAGTAGTTGCGGGGGTAAAGGTGTCTATAGCATCATTGGAGAAACGACTGAAGGTGTTTGAGTCGGAAGACGCGCCGAAGGGTGATGTTCAAGGACCGGGATTTGTTAGCTCTTTCTTGTTTCGTTATCAACTGTCCCTAGTAGATGCTGTGCCGATGTGTAACCGATTGGCATACCTGGACCGAGTGGCTGGAGTTTGCCGAGATTGTGAACAGAAGTATGGAAGGAAGATCAAAGCGTATCAGGCTGCGTTCAAAGCGTATAAAATTGTGGCTGTAGGGGAACATGAGACTGATCTTATAGAACATGAGACTAAGCTCAGAGCGTTGATAGAAGAGACCAAAGAGTTGAGGGATGAGCTCAGAGGTTGTGAGGCTAAGCTCGAGATTAGTGAAGACAGGCTTAGAGAGCTTCAGAGAGAGGAGCCTAAGTGGACTGAGTTGACTGAGTAGTAGTGAAAACTGAGTATTAGGGGTATACTGTACTAGGAGGTTAAGGATGGGTACGAAGTTGATTAAGCCGAGGAAGAGGGGAGGAAATTGGAAGTACCTCACTTCTGGACAGTATATGTTCTGCTTGGAAATGTTAGCTTCTAAAATGATGAACGCTGCGGAGGCTGCAAGGAACGCAGGCTATCATAATCCTGCACAGGCAGCTAACAAGCTGATGAAGATCAAGCGGGTAGCGTTGATACTTAAGAAGGAGATGGAGGAGAGGATTGATCGTACAAAGTTGAGTGCTGATAGAATCCTGGAAGAGGTCGCTTACTGTGCCTTGCGTGATCCGCTTGATCTGTGTGACGAGAACGGCAAGATCATAATGGACGATATGCGCAAGCTTCCCGAGCGGATAAGGCGTTGCATCGATGGCATTAAGTTGAAACGGTATGTAGATGCAGAGACGGGGGACGTAACAGAGACTATGGAGATGAAGTTGGTGTCTAAGATGTCTGCGCTAGAACTAGCTGCACGGCATTTCGGGTTGATTGGTCCGCAGAAGCTTGATGTGAGAGTGCTGCCGCTTGACTTTGACGCGATGGTTTTGGATCAGAAGAACTCAGCAGATCCGATAGAGGAAAGGCTGCAGCTAGAGGAGAATGGTAGTGAAAGTCCTAGCTGAGTTGAATAAGCTGACTAAGAGAACGGAAATCCTTTCGCTGCGCGCGCAAACATTTGAGGAGGAAAGGATTCTAGGTTGTATAGTGAAGGGTGCTAAAGAGAATAGGTTCTTTGAGATTACTGATTCTAGTGGGAATCGCTTGTTCTCTTTTAGATTCGTGTAATGAACTTGAGGGTCTTGAAGGATGACTGGATTTGACGCGGAATCTACTGGGAGGCGCTTAGCAATTCACTTGCGAAAGAACAACTTCGCAATCTGTCATATCATCTTGGATACTATTGAGCAGGAATTGATTGCACGGAAGAAGGTGGCGCCTAGGGAGGCTATAGCTGAGCTTCCGTTGCCTCTGAGGCTGGTCAATAAGTTAGAGGATCTGGGATTCCTCTACATTAAAGACCTAGCAGATGTGAACTTCGAAGAGATGAAGAAAGAAGTGAAGTATATGGGGGATGGAAACATCGAGCTTCTAACTCGGGTGGTAGGCGAGGCGCTGACGGCGATAGAAGAGGAAAGGGTTATGGTTGAAGGACCGTAGAGAATGTTGTCATGCTTGTAATTGATCCTATCCAATTCCAAAAGAAGCTGTGGCCTGGTACGAATTTCTATGATAAGCAACGGGAGACTATCTACAGCGTTCGAGATGATCAAGAGACGGTCGTGCCAGCCGGCAACATGCTGGGAAAGGACTACGTGGCGGCGTTTATTGTAATATGGTTCTTTCTGAGTAGGCATCCGTGCCGCATTGTGACTACCAGCGCGAAGGATGATCACTTGCGGGTACTGTGGGGAGAAATCCACCGGTTCATTACGAGCAGCGAGTACCCGCTTGACCATAATCGCGGTGGTCCGCTGGTAGTGAATCAGAGAGAGCTGCGCAAGGTTGTGAAAGGTGAGCCTGATGGATTCAGTTACGCGATAGGGATGGTAGCAAGCCCTGAGAGATCGGCAGCCTTCCAAGGGCATCACGTAGCAAGGACTGGTGATGGCGTACCGAGGACGCTGTTCGTTGTGGATGAAGCTAGTAGCGTTCCAGACGAGTACTACAAGATGGCGAGCACCTGGGCAAGCCGGATACTGATCATAGGTAATCCTTGGCCTTGCGATAACTTTTTTCGTCATGCAGTTGAGGGTAAGCCTGGAACGGAAGATAAAGGAGGGAACATCCGCGCTAAAGGAAACTGTCACTATGAGCGGCGTATTATAAAGATCAAGGCTGTCGATAGTCCGAACGTGCGCTTAGCGCTGGCTCAAATTAGGAATGGGAAAAAGCCTACCGGCGAAATCATTATTCCTGGTGTAAAGCCGTACGACGAGTACCTCAAGAATAAGAGTAGATGGGACAACGTTCAACGATGCGTGAGCCTAGAAGCGGAGTTCTATAAAGGCGCTGAGGTACTACTGTTTCCACCTGAGTGGCTCAACGAAGCCGAGCGGTTGGCAAGGAATCTAGGAAATAAGCGCAGAATGGCAAAGACGATCGGCGTTGATCCTGCTGAAGGCGGCGACGATACGGTGATGATTGCCATGGATGACCTTGGCGTGATTGAGATGGTATCTAAAAAGACCCCTAACACGTGGATAATCGTAGGAGAGGTTATTGCATTTATGAAAAAGCACGGCGTTGAAGCCGAGAATGTATTGTTTGACAGGGGAGGCGGTGGTAAGCAGATTGCAGATGCGTTACGGGCGAAGGGCTACAATGTGAGGACGGTTCATTTCGGTGAGTCTGCGGTTCCGGAGAAGAAGCGCGGGATGACGATATTGGAGCAGCGCAAGCTGAACGACGAAACGAAAGCTATCTACAAAAACCGCAGAGCACAGATGTATGGATTGACTAGCCTCAAACTGGATCCTTCCGTAGGTAGTGGTGGATTTGCAATACCTATGATATACACGGAGTTGCGGAGACAGATGGCTCCGGTTCCTAGAACGTATGACGAGGAAGGTCGATTATGGTTGTTGCCAAAGCGAAACAAAGATCCCAAGAGCGACAAGCCTACGATGATAAGTCTGCTAGGATGTAGCCCAGATGAGATGGATGCGCTTGTGTTGGGAGTGTTCGGATTGGTGCATAAGCAGCAAGCGTTCAAAGTTCAGTCTATGGTTTAACTAGAGTTAGCGTAGGAGCTAGAAGGAAAAAGGACTATGATGCGAAAAGCACGATCTATTGCACTGTCTGCTAGTAGAACGGGGTCAGTATTCCGTGGCACGAAGCAGGCTAGTTCTGCTAACGGTAACTTTGACCGGGAGCTGATAACGAACTTGTTGTTGTCACGCACGCAGATGATGAAGCAGATGATGGACCCGCGGCGCAGTATCAACGATGACTGTGGTTATCCTGAAACTCACGATATTACGAGCGGGATGTACAAGAGGATGTATGACCGTGAGCCTGTTGCTACACGAGTCGTGCAAGTGCTTTCACAGGAGTGCTGGCAGTCTCCACCGGTTGTGGTTGAGACTGAGGATACGACATTTGAGCAGGCATGGGCAGATGTAGGGGACAAATTGCGTGGTGACAACTGGTATAAGGACAAAGAAGACAACGCGGTTTGGCAGTATCTGCTCCGTGCTGACGAGCTCAGCGGTATTGGTACCTTCGGGGTACTATTGCTGGGATTCAATGACGGGAAAGAGCTGAACGAGCCTGTTGAACTACGTAAGAACATGGAGTTGTTGTTTTTGCGGGCATTCGATGAGTCGCTGGTTGAGATTTCTCCAAGTGACTACGACCCTGATCCTGCGAGTTCTAGGTTCGGGCAGCCTATGATGTACAGCATCACGCTCAACAATCCAAGGGGTGGTGGTGGACTTTTGTTAGGTACAGTAAGAGTACATTGGACCAGGATCATTCACTTAGCGGACAACCTCGGTAGCAGTGAGACGATAGGAGTACCTAGACAACGTCCTGTGTGGAATCGGTTACTTGATCTCCGCAAACTCTACGGTGGTTCTGCTGAAATGTACTGGCGCGGTGCTTTCATGGGGCTGAGCATTGAAACCCATCCGTCGTTAGGTGGTGATGTAAGGCTTAATCCGGCGGATACGCGGTCTCAACTAGAGAACTACATGAACGGCCTTCAGCGGTACCTGGCTCTGTCTGGCGTGACGGCTAACACGTTAGCTCCGCAAGTAGTTGATCCTACGCCGCAGATTGACGCGCAGATCAAAGCAATCTGTATTCGTATTGGTATTCCGAAGCGTGTGTTTGAGGGTTCTGAGCGCGGTCAACTAGCGTCTACTCAAGACATGAAGGCTTGGAACGGCCGCCTGAGGTTCCGGCAGGCGATGTACATTACGCCGCGAATCATAGTTCCGTTCATTAACCGCTTGATTGTAACAGGAGTGCTCCCGAAGCCGTCGAAAGGCTACAACGTAGTCTGGCCTGACTTAGACGCACTGGGCGCTGATGAAAAGGCGACTGTTGCGGTGAAGCAGACTGAAGCACTGTCGAAGTATGTGCAGGGTGGTGTTGAGGCGATGCTACGCCCAATGGAGTTCTACACTAACATATTAGGACTGACTACGGAAGAGGCAACAGCTATACTAGAAGCTGCTGCTGATGCTGATCCTATCTTAGATGATGATGATGACGAAGACGACGAGGGTAAGGAGCTTGAAAAGGGAAAGCAGGGAGGTAGTCGTGGTGGATCTAAAAGGTGATAGTGACAGTGGAGAAAAGCGCGGGACGTACCTACCGACGCCTGATCAGATAGCAGAAGAGACTGCGAAGATCAGAGATAGGTGGAAGGATCGTCTTCAGCGGAAGCCTTCTAAACGAAATCCAAGAGCCAAAAAGGGCTATGCGCCTCGAGTGTATAAGTTGAGTTTGCAGAAGCTCAAAGGTTTCTTTTTTGAGAGAGTAGACTGATGCCTGAAATAAGGATTGGAGATATCGGTTGGCGAGTATTCAAAGGATTGGATGGTGTCTATTTGAGTCGTATGGAAGTGGTAGGAATGTCTCCAACTGGGAGTTCTATACATTGGAGGTCATTAGACACCTTACCTTCTAAAGTATTCAAGGGACGTAGAAAAGCTGAATTCACGAGAGAAGGTGCTGTGTTGGATTACCAAACGGATTTACTTATTAGATTTCGTATAAGATGGGGGATCATTCATTATATTAATCGTATCCCTTCTTTGGTAAAAGAAATTCTTGAATCAGAAGAATTACTTGAAAGAGTAGACTGATGCCTGTCCAATCATGCCAGATCGGCGGTAAGCCAGGCTGGAAGTGGGGGAAGTCCGGCAAGTGTTACACTGGCGTAGGCGCGCGAGCACGTGCTGCAAAACAAGGTAGTGCGATACGCGCATCCGGCTTCGTTGAAAACCGTACTACAATCGTTCCGGGCAATCCGCTGAAAGCCGATCCTACAAGGACGACTACGCTCCGTAGAATGTTCGAGACGGAGATCCGTAGGCGCTTGATTATAATTGCCAGGAAAGTACGGCAGCTAGTGGAAGTAGAAGATGCGTTCGGTCTGAAGACCAGAACAGGTGAATTTACAGTAAGTAACAAGGAGCAAGGCGATGACCTATTCAACGCTGGATCTGTGGGTGAAGCTGGAGGAGTTGGAGAAGAAGGTAGACCAACTAACGGAGATGAGTGTTGCGACATTGGAAAAGAAGAGGTTAGGAGCATTGGAAACAGTAGGAAACCAATTAACGGAGATAGGCGAGATGAAGAAAAGAACAACCGAGAAGATGTCGGAGCTGGTAGCGCTGCTGGAGAAGTATATACCCCTAGAGAGATAGTCGGCAATACGCGATGGGCTTTTCAGACTGATCCACAAAAGGTTGAGTCGTTTCGTAAGTGGATAGGTACGCAAGTCGAAGCCGACATTTTGGTGGCTCAGACTAGTCTAGAGGATGCCTACTGGACCAGCTTCGTTGAAGAGGCTTACAAGAAGGGGGCGGGTAGAGCGTTTGACGACGTGCGTAAGCCTGCTCTTTGGAGCGGTAAAGAGGGGGAGTTCTTTCGAGGCACTCGTGAGGAGTTTCTACGGCAATCGTTTGGTAGACCTGTTGCAATTCAAAAGGTTAAGCTCCTTGCAGGAAGAGTGTTTACCAGCCTGGAGGGTATTTCTAGCACGATAAGCACGAAAATGACGCAGGCTCTGGCTCAGGGACTTGCTATGGGTCAGAACCCTCGTGGTATAGCTAGGACGATGATCAAGGAGGGTATCGGATTTACAAAGAGGCGCGGCATACAATCTAGGGCATTGACGATAGCCAGGACTGAGACCATACGCGCGCACGCAGAGGGCCAATTAGATGCCTTAGAGTCGTTGGGTGTGACTGAGGTTGGTGTGATGGTGGAGTGGAGCACGGCTGGTGATGACCGTGTGTGCCAGCTCTGTCAACCACTTGAGAGCACCGTGCTGAAGATCAAGGAGGCTAGAGGTATCCTCCCGAGACATCCGAATTGTAGGTGTAGTTTCATCCCGGCGAACGTCGGTGAGTCTAAGAAGGGTCAGATTCGTGGTAAGGCGAAGGTGCAGAAAGCGCGCAACGACTCAATCCGGGCTGAGATGCCAAAGCGCAGTAGGCGCACTCTAGCGGAACAGAAGGATAGGTCGCCATGGCCTGGAGCGGATAAGAGAATTGTAAAGGTACGGCCGAAGAGTGTGTTAGACGCTCCAAAGGTGAAGGTTAAAGAAGAAGCTCCTACGAGAGTAAAGCCTGATTTGATTTTACCTACAAATACACCTGGGAAGAAACTTCCGTCTGGTCGAGTGGCCGAAATTATGGACCAGAATACGGATGCTGCGCTTGATATACAAGCTATCAAGCGGGACTTAGCGAAGGAGTCGGAGTTCTTTGTGTCTGCTGAAGTCAGTATAGCGGACCTGAAGGGTTTGGACGATATTGACGTGATAGCCGGTAGAGCTAATCTACGAAAGGGAGAAATTATCGTTGGTAGAGACGGGACTATCTACGATGGTAGGCATAGGGCAGCATTAGCAAGATCCCGGGGGCAAGAAAAAATCAAGGCTTGGGTTCCTATTGAGAAGCCACCGTTAAGATTGACAAGGAAGATTGGCCCTGGTGTTGTAAAGAGTCTTCCACGGGAGATTACTGAACAGTTCACTAAGGCCGAGAGATTGGAGTTTGGTCGGCTCGCGAAGATTCGTACTTCGTTGAACAAGAAGATCAAACTAGGGGCGGCAACTAATGTGGAAGTCTTGGAAGTTGAGCAAGTTCGTAAACGGCTGGCTGAACTCAAGGCTATAGCTAAAAAGCGAGCAAAGGGTGGTGGAGTCAAGCCTAAGCCTAAGCCTAAGCCAAAGCCCCCTAAGCCTGGACCAAAACCTAGGACTAAGCCTGAGCCTGCAGGGATTGCAGTCAAGCCTAAGCCTAAGCCGTTTGTGCCGGATACGAAGTTACCTAGCCCTAAAGGATATCTAACAGGGCAGGCCGTGGCGGATGAGGCGACATTGATAGTTGACAAGGGTGTTGCTAGAGGGATCAAGGAGAGAGCTACAAGAAGAGGACTGAATACTGCTCACGGAAAGGCGAAGGCTAGGTACAATGATCTGGTAAGAGATATGGTGGATAAGAAGGCGTACGTGGCTGCTAAGGTGGATCTTCATGTTGTCTTGAGAGGATCTGCTTGGGATCATCCTGAGGTCGTTGCGGCTAGGAACAAAATGAAAACTTTGGCAGCAGTCAAGGACCCTATAGCTACGAAAGCAGCTAAGCAAGAGTTGCAAAAACATGGTAAAGCTCTTGGGAACTTTGAGGCAGGCATCAGGAAACTAAACAAGGTAGATGAGCTAGCGATGAAGAAGCTGGTACGACTGAACCCGGACGCTCGGTCAAAAGTTAAGATCAGTTACAAGGGCGCTCAGAAAACTGTCAAGGATGGTGTAAAGGCGTTTGAAGATGTGGTGACAAAAGAGGTGTTGGACAACACGACGCTCGTTGTGAATGACATCAAAGGCCGTAGCCATTATAATGCTTTTGGTGCTAGTGTTGACACGGCTGCTAACAAAAAGACGATGATACATGAGATGGGTCACTGGTTAGAAGGACGTAAACGCAAGAATACGAAAGCTGCTCAAGATTTCCTCCACAGGAGAACTAAGGGGGCGGAGCAAATACACCTAGGAGAAAATTATGGTCTTACTGAATTCTATAAGCCTAGAACTGATGGAGGGAAGTGGACGAGTAACTATATAGGGAAGGTGTACAGTTATGGAAGCACTGAAGTAGTGTCGATGGGGCTGGCGGAATACGCGACGAACCCATTGAAGTTGGCTAAGGACGACAAAGGGCTATTTGATTTTATAGCTAGTATTGTAAGAGGAGATTTCCTATGAGAGTTGTAGTTGATTTTGGGGGGAGCCTTGCAATAGTCGAGGATAGACGTTGGGACTCAGATGACAAGCAACTGGCTAAGAGACTGAACACTGAGATACCCACGGAGGACATCGGCCCTGAGTATCCAAATCCGGACCTGACGATCGCGGAGAGGGCTATCGATCTGCTAGGTGGAACGGTAATCTTTCAAGATGATCCCCCCGAACACCTTCCAGATAGGATCTACTAGCGTGACTGACAACAGTTTTACGAAGACTCAGAACGCTATCCTCTGTGTGCTCGCAGACGGGCAGCCGCACACGCGCAAGGAGTTACATGGATGCTTGCCAGATGAGATGACTGAGCTGTCTGCGGTGAGAGTCCATATCTGCAACATCCGTAAGACGCTGCGGCTAAGGGGAGAAGACATCATCTGCGAATTGCACAAAAGAGCTATTCACTACCGCCACGTCAAAATAATCTCCCGCCGCACCTAAGTTGCCGCTGTGTATGGGCTTAGGTCCTTAACGTATAAGCGTTAAACCTTACAGGTTGGCCTTTACACGGGTTGAGGATAAGCTATAAACTTCGGGCATGGAAACGCTCGTATCTAACCTAGCTGGGAAAACCCGTCGAGAGACGTTCGACGGTAGGCAATTTCTCGTAGCTCCTGTAACGCTTATCGTTCCGGGAGTTCTCAACGGTTCTTGTGGTCCACTGCTATATTCGTCTGATGAGATTGCCAAGAACGTAGATGCCTGGAATGGCATTCCGTTGGTGGTTGACCATCCGGTAGACGATAGTGGTCAATTCGTCTCCGCTCGTAGTCCTAGTATACTTGATGCGCAAGGTGTTGGGCATCTGTTTCAAGCTAACGCCAACGGCAAGTTGACTGCCGAAGGTTGGTTTGATGTTGAGAAGACGTCGCAGGTAGATGATCGTATCATGCAATCTCTTGAGGCAGGAAAGCCGATTGAATTGAGCACGGGGCTGATTGCCACGAGTGAGCCGGTAGACAAAGGAGCAGCTTTCAATGGAACTCCTTATTCCTTCATTGCTCGCAACTACCGTCCAGACCATCTAGCGATTCTACTTGATCAGGTTGGAGCCTGCTCGCTAGAAGATGGTTGTGGGGTGTTAGCAAACTCCATCAACGCAAGCGCGATTGGGAAGATCAATCAGTTGTTGGGGATTACCGATAATGAGCTGTCGCACGATGACCTACGCACAAGTCTTAGTGTGAAGCTCAAGGAGCGATTTGGTAGTGGATCAACTGACGTGGAAGATCCCTGGGTGGTCGATACATTCCAGAATAAAGTGATCTATGCTTTCAACGGAAAGCATTTTCGGTTAGGGTTTTCAAGAGCAAAAGACAAAGTGTCCCTGAGTGATCTGCTTCCTGTTGAAGTTACAAGAATTACTCAGTGGAAGGTAACTACAAACACTGGAGGACAGAAGATGTCTCTTAGCGACAACCAAAAGAAAAAGATCGTGGATGACCTCATTGCCAATACATGCTGTTGGGAAGAAGAGGATCGGGAGATGCTCAGTGCTCTCAGTGATAACAAGCTGACTGCGATGAAGGAGCACGGCGAAAAGGAGGTCGCTGAAAAGAAGCGGCACGAGGTTCTCACGAACGCCATGAAGAAGGGGGTTACCGATCCGGGTGGCAACAACCATGTCTGGAGCGAGGAGAAGAACGATTGGGTGATGAAGCCGAAGGAAAAGGAGAAGGAACCCGTAGCAAACCAGAACGCTCCACCGACTGAGGCTGAGTGGTTGGCGACGGCGCCTGAGAGCGTGCGAGAGGATCTGGAGTTTGCGCGTGCTGAGAAGAGCAAGCAGAAGAGTGCGCTTGTCAAGCAACTCGTGGCAAACGTCAAGGACGAACAGCACCAAGCACGATTGTCTGATAGGTTCCTGAAGAAGAGCCTCGGTGATCTTCAAGACATGGTTGCCATTCTACCTGAGGACAAGCAAGTGCCCGTAGCCAACTGGTCTGGGTCACCGGCTCCCGGGTCATCTTCATCTAACGCAGAGGAAAACTTTGCGCCGTTCGGTTTGCCTAACGACTACATCAAAGATGAGTCGGACAAGAACTGAGAGCCTCTGGCGGCCAGGACTCACTTATCGAAACAAACATGACTTTCAAATAGGAGAATCCCATGAAGGGGACACGAATTCTTGTTACGTCAAAGCCGCGCGGTGTATTTGAGGACGTGTATGTCGTCGGCACCCCAAAGCCTGGAACGATAATGGAGATTGAGCCGACTACGGCTGAAGTCGGTGGCCTCTTCCACTATGCCGTCTACGGTACGCAGGCCGCAAGTAGTGGTCAGTACGTCTCAAACGACGGTGACCGCAAGGCCATCGCGATTCTGCTTGAGTACGATCAGCAGGGTGGCATCTACTCGCGGTCCTACGTAGACGACGAGCTGGGCAGGATCTACTGGCCCGTCATGGGTGAGCAATTTAATATCCTCGTTGAGGATGTTGCTGGCACTGGCGACGATTTTGCCATCGGGGAAGAGATGATGGTTGACGACGGCACTGGTAAACTTCTAACCGCTGATTCCAATGCGGAAGCGCACCCGTTCACCGCTTTGGAAGTTGTGACCGATCCCACGGCAGATCACTGGATTTGGTGTCGGTTCAACGGTGAGGGTGGCGCGTAACCTCATATAGCTAGCAATCAGCTTCACGGAGAACTAACCTCCAGAAGGAGAAAGAAACGATGTCAGGATTCATTGATCAGGTAGAGATTGACTTTATTGTCAACGGTGAGGGCCATGGTAGTCTCGCGAAAGGCATTGCTTCTGGTCAACTCACCTTGGAATCGAGAGTAGGATTCGATCCGGGTATCCTACGACCCGTCATTCAGAATGATGGGAATAAGTATTGTGTGATAAAGACCGGGCGGTTTATCACGAACAAAGCCGGAGAACAAGAGCCCGAGAGCAAGCACATCCCTTTGCGAACGCTCGTCAACAACGGGATGGTTCCGTTTACGTTCAACGCTTCGGCGTTGCCCCACCACACTTGGCAACGGATCGATAGGGCCGTCATCAAGGCTTCAAGGGATAGGCTTAATGCCTGGAATGACCTTGCTGCTGCGAATACATACGGTGGCTTCGATGGTATGGCAGTCACGGCCTTGATTAAGGATACGATGACTGATCCCGGAGATGCTAAGGTGGACATGGACACGCTATCGGATGACATGTCTGATGCCCCTCTCTTCACCCCGGATATTCTGCCGCTGCCCATCATCCACGCTGGAGCTAGTATCTCCCAGCGTCGACTGGCCCAGTCTCGTAACGGTAGTATGCCTCTGGACACTTCTCTTATTGAGGCATCCGGTCGTAGGTGTTCCGAGACTTTGGAGAAGATGACTATCGGTATGGTCGACTACTCCACTCTGAAGATTGGGTCGTCAACGGACTTCTCTAACCGTGGTATCTATGGCTTCAGGACGCAGCCGGATAGAATCACGAAGACGGACATTACAACTAGCGGGTCCTTTGTAGCTCAAACGTTCGTGAATGAAATCATCGCGATGATCGAGCTTGCAAGAGCTCAGAAGTATTTTGGTCCCTTCGTGCTCTACTACTCGACTACTTGGGATCAGTTTCTGGCAAGGGATTACTTCGTTTTTGCTGACACGGGTTATGCTGCGGCTCCGACGATGACGGTGTTACAGCGAGTTGAGCAGATCAAGAAGATCAAACGAGTTGTGTCCCTTGACATGTTCACGAGCGCTAATGAGCTGCTGCTAGTGCAGATGACCAGTGAAACTGTACGAGCCGTGAATGGAATGGATTTCATGACCGTGCAATGGACAAAGGACGGTGGTGCTCAAACGATGTTGAGGGTCATGGGGATCAAGGTCCCTGATCTACGATCTCAGTATGTTGGGCAGAGCACGTCAAGCCGTAAGTGCGCTATCGTTCACGGAACGATTGCGTAATATCACCCCTCTTGTAGCTGGCTCGGGGTAGCAGCTACAAGGGAATTTTCTGTTGACTTGTCTTTTAGTAATTGGAGCAATACCATGGCTGAGTGGAAAGTTCTTAGAGGGGTCATGCAGGATAAGACTGTAAAGCCTGTTTCGTTGGTTGATGTTCCTGGTGTGAAGCGGGTAGAGGGCGATGGGGAGTATTACGCAGGGGATGTTGTTGAGACGGATAAGGATCTGAGTCAACACAATACCCCTGGAGGGCAAAGGTTTGAAAGGGTATCTACGTTTCAACCCATCGACAAGTCTGCTAAGACTACGTGGAAGATTCTCAGGGGAGTTTTGCAGGACAAGACTGTGAAACCCATCGCGCTTGTTGAGGTTCCTGGTATAGAACGTGTCGAGGGTGATGGAGTCTACTATACCGGTGATATCATCGAGACGGATAAGGACCTGAGTAAGCACAATACCCCTTCAGGGCAGAAGTTTGAGATGCTGTCTACGATTCAGTCTATTGACGATCCTGTTAGCAACCTGAATCGTATGACTGTTGCTGATCTTAGGGCGCTTGCGGAGCAAGAGGAAATCGACTTAGGTGACGCCCACTTGAAGGATGAAATCATAGAGGCAATTCGGACGACGTATGCCTGACCCCCTTCACACGTTCCATAGGAGCACTTCTGATGGCTTGGCGCGTGACGGAGGAAGATGTTAGAGGCATAGTTGATACTGATGAGGCTATCAGTATTGCCCCGTTTCTTAACATAGCTACAGCCCTGACGGATCATGTTTCTGCTCAGGATTCTGGCGGCGTGCTGAATGCCGCGCTGTTGGTTGAGATTGAGAAGTGGCTGGCCGCACATTTCTACGCAATCAAAGACCCTCAGTACATCGAGAAGAAAACTGAAGATGCAAGTGCGAAGTTCCAAGGCCAGACGGCAATGGCCCTGGACTCAACTTACTGGGGGCAGACGGCAAAGCAGTTAGATGTTTCAGGAACGCTTGCGGCGCTTGGTAAGACGGTGCCTAGTTTGGTCTGGGCAGGCTTGCCTCCAAGCGAGCAGACAGCCTATAGGGATAGAGACTGATGCCCTTGACTGAGGAAGAGGAACAGAGTTTGAAATCAGGGATCTACAACCTGACCAACCAGATGGAGAGTCTGAGGAGACAGGTTGAGCACTTAGGGCAGGTGATTAACAATCAAGCTGCTGCGCTATACACTCTGAAACAAGAGATCGAGGGAGCAAAGTAGTGCCTCCAATAGAGACTATATCTCGGCATCAGAAAGCGGTCTTGTGGGCTGCAAATGGATTCGACGACTTCGGCGAGCCGAAGGTAGACGCCGCTACGGAGATAACTGTGCGGTGGCAAGAAGGACTGCAGGAGGCTGTAGATCCGAATGGTAACACAATAGCGCTGGATGCTGTTGTTGTTGTTAATCAAGACGTGACGGTAGGAAGCATTATGTGGCTCGGGAAGAAGGATGACTTGGCTTCTCCGCCGGTAGATCTCAAGCAAGTGGTTTCCTTCAGCAAAATACCTGACGTGAAGGGTAGAGTTTTTCGGCGGAAGGTAGGACTGATTCGATACAGCAATGAACTCCCGGCACTGGCTTAGCTATGATAGTCAATCCCGTAGTATTCAGTGCGATTCGTGATGCGATTCCTAATGCGTCTCTGTTGCTATGGCGGCGCGGCCGCTGGGAACCGATAAATCGCATCATCTCTGGAGGAGACCGCACAATCTACTGTCATGCAGGAACTGTTGAGGTTGATGATGCAGGGTCTGTCTGGTCGCTCGAAATGCTTCAATGGAAGGGCGGTCTTCGTTACCCGCTTTGGAGGTATGTCCAAGATTATCCAGGCCGTATGGATGTCTTTTTTCCAAACGCTGGCGGGAGATTCTCTTACAAGCCGGATCTGGCTGTTGCTGAGATGCGAAAGCTGATCTCCAGGCCGTATGGTTACGGTAACATCCTCCACGTGGGTCTATCCTACGTTCCGCTTGTACGGTTGCTGGTGACCCCATCACTTGACGACGAAGCCAACGGCTATTGCGCCCCTCACTGCTCAATGGCAAGAGTTATAGCTGATACGGCCGGCGGAGTTGATCCAGTCTGTAATACGCCGGCGTATGCAACGACACCCGGTGACTTGGCAAGATCGTTGTTTTTCAGGTATCTGTATACGCTCTATTTCACCACCGAACAAGTTGTTAAGTGTATCAAGAGGATGCAATGATGGATAACCACAGATGGCTGGTTTTATCTATGTTGTTCGACGCGGTACTTCTCGTTGCTGCGGCGGTGATTTTGTCGCGGGCTTGCGGCCTAAAGTGGCGGCATAGTCTGGCTACCGCCACCGTCGTACTGCTGCTTGTGGCGGTTCTGGCTGGGCAGTGCTTTGGCGCTGACTTTCTAGCACTTGACATCCCGGTAGAACAACGTCAGCGATTCTGGAACTCCGACGGCTCTTGTGTTCAGTGTGCAATCGGAATGGTTGGCGTGAACATGAATATCGGAGCAGCCGAAATGCTGTTGTGGAATTCTCAATACGGCTCGCGCGTCCGTGGCGGGGCTGGGCCCTCGCGTGTGCGGGCGTACTGCAACGCGCGCGGGATCCCAGCGTACAACGTCACTGGTAACACAATGCCGTGGATTGAGTGGGCCTTGAAGACCGGTCGTGGTTGTGCGGTTCAATGGGGGAAGGGTCACATGGTCACCGCCGTGGGGATGTCTACGGACGGTCAGAGATTCGCGGTTTGCGACAACAACACTCCACAACGAGTGGATTGGTATTCGCGGGCCGAGTTTACTCAAAAGCATTATCCATGGGTGGTGATCCTGCGAGGACCGATCCCGGCCAATCAACCGCCGGTGTACTATCCGTGGTGGGAGAAGTGATTGTGAGAAAGACGTACTTAGTGTTTCTAATGGTGGAGCGTCTGCTGCTGCTGGTGGTAGTACTGTTCTTCTGTTGTGGTCCTAGAATTGGTAGTGATCTTGGAGCGCAAAAAGAAGAAATAGAAGATAGATTGATGAGATTAGAGTCAAGAACAGCGCAGTTGGAAATAGATTGCGACAAGTCAACAAATGCACCAAGACCTTAAGGAGGATGAAGCGATGAAGAGAATCGTTTTTGTGGTAGCAGTGATGTTACTCATCGGTTGCCACTCGCACGACTGCTACAGTCAAGGCGTTGATTTCGATGACGTGAAAAGCTACGGCAATGGTGTCGAGGTCCTGGGGGTGGCCGGGATTGAGAACTATCCGGACGTTGGAGCGGTTCTTCAGAGTGTTCCTCTGGACGACTCCGGAAAGTGGCACCTGGCGCTTTTTACGCAGTCGGGTTGTTCCGCCTGCGAGCGGCTGAAACGAGACCTTCAGGAGGACCCGTCACTGAAAGCCATTTCGGACTGGTGTCATTTCAATGTCTACTCGACCAGTAGCCGAAGCCAGCGGTTTCGGTTTCAGAGATTCAAGATCAGTGGCTACCCGACGTTGGTTTTGTATCCGCCGCAAGGATCAAACGTCTTCCCGTTTCAAACCGTCGATAGGATGACCGGCTACGACGGGGATGCCAAGGGTCTGGTGAAGCGACTGCTCGCGAAGATTCGGGCGTTCGTGAAACGGTTTTTCCGGGGGCCGCCGGATGATCGTTATCGGCCAACACCGCCGCCTTATCGACCAGACCTTTCGCCGTACATCCCGGACCTCTCGCCGCTGATCCCCGACGTACCTGACTTGGCTCCCGATGACGCACCGGACGCCGGTGAATACGCTGAGTATCCCGAAGTGATTTTGATCATCGACCCGGAAGGTCTCGGTGAGAAGCTCAAGGCCAAGGCCGCCGAGAAAATGATCGAGCGGCTGCGTGAGAAATACGATCTACAACTGAAGATCCGCACGGTGAAGTGGGAAGATTCGATTGAGCAGTATCCGTTCGTTCGCCGTTCCGACACCCCTGCGATCGTGGTCACTCGCGATAAACGACTGGTCGGCTTTCTGTCGATCGGTGTGATGTCGGCCATGCGCGGGGAGCATTCTACTACCGGCGGCTTGGTGGCCACGGGTACCGCAGCCTCCGGTTGGATCGTGTTGGCAGTGGCCGGTGGCGTGCTGCTGTTGCGTGGTATGGCCCGTCGACGCAAGCAAGCCGGCAATGGCGAGGAGAGCGCCTTGCACCGCTTTCGGCCGTCCGTATTTCTTGGACGTGCAGTCGAGCGAGTCAGAGAGTCGCGGGCCCAGGCGGCCGCGTCCGAAATGGGGGCCAAGCGGAGCGCCGAAGACCTCAGTGCGGAGATCAAGACGGAAGCCGCCGCGGTCGACCAGCTAAAGAAGTCGCTTGACGGCAAGTAACAAGAGAGGGTTGTGTCATGGGACTGGAGCCTTGGGGCGAATGGGTTGCCGCCGGCTTGTTCTTGGTTGTCGGATTTGGAGCCGTCTACGGTAAACTTCGCTCGTTGTGTACACAGGTCGAAAGCCTGTCAGATCGTGTGGATCGCAATTACAATGAGCGTTTGCGAATCTGGGAAAGGCTGGATGAGCATAGCGTGGAGATTGCTAAATTGACTGTCAAGGTCGCACAACTGACAAGCGAGTGACGCAAGTTGGGAAGCTGAAAAGCACACGCAAATAGGACAATTCTCAGACAGATGGCACGTTTATTAGTATTCGCCAACGGCCCGGACCTGGGTCAGATTTCCGTCGCCAAGCCGGATGGCTGGGTGTTCGGGACAATGGAGGACAAGGCACAGTATCGCCTCAAACACGGCAACGTCGACGATTGGCCGGACACGTTCGTGATTGTTGACTTGGAGGGGTTGAGCATTGAAGAGGCTACGGCGCTTGCCGACCCGATCGTGACCTATCGCGATGGACCGATCGACCTCGCTGATGGATTGCCCAAGCAAATAATCACCATTCACCACAACAGCAAGGGGCTGATTGACTTCGATGCCATGGTGAACACGGGCACAAGGATAGCCGAGTTGGCAGACGATGGAAAGGTTCAACGGAACGTCGGCGAGGTCCGAGCGCACATAGTGGAGAGAAAGAGTGGCTGACTCTACCTCTGACATCCAGGCATCCGGTGGCGATTACACCACCATGCAGGCGTGGCTCGACGCCAAGAAGTCCGTGACGGGTATTCATACCGCTCTGGTAGCGGATGAATACATTGACGGACAGTTGCTCGCTAACGATGGAACGATGGTGGCGACGGCCTTCATCATCAAGCCGCAGGCGAGTGCCGGGCACAACGGCACGTCGCGGAACGTCGCCGGATCAGGTGCCGCCCTGAAGCACACCGATAGAGTGATCTTTTGGTACAACGCCAACGGGGCGAATTTCACCATCGAAGATATGGTGCTCGAGCAAACCGCCGGCAGCGATCAGAATACGTTGGGACAGGATACGGGATCTGTGTATACCCTGACACGGAGCATCTTTGAGAAGCGGGGCACGGCAACTAGTCGAAACATCGAGATTGCCACGGCCGGTATCACCATGGTCGTGCAAGATTGTTTCATCTACGGTCACACGACATTCGGCATAGATGCCAGGCTCTCCAACAACACGATTGTCCACAATACCGTGATCGGCGGCTCCTTTGGCATCCTCCCCGAAGATAACGGGACGGCCGCCAACAATATCTCGGTGAACACTTCGAGCGAGGATTACTTCGATGCGTCCGCTGGCACCGGCAACCACGGAGCGAACATTGCTGAAGACCTGACGGCGGTTACCGAGTGGGATGATGTTGGCGGGGGTGTTAACGATGCTGAATTTCTAGAAACGGGCGATACGCCGACCAAGGATTACGTCGCCTTCGTCAACAAAACAGCAGGCAGCGAAGACTATCACCTCGTCGACCTGGAGCACGGCACGTACAACAACGTCGCTCTAGCCGGCGGGATCGCGTCGCTCGGTAGCGGCACGGACATCGACGGGGAAGCGCGGGACGGGACGACGCCGGATATTGGAGCCGATGAGTTGTCAGCGCCGCCGGCGGCCAGCATCGCAGTTCTCCGGCGACGAATGGAGGTGGCATAATGCAAGGTGTGCATCTACGCAAGTACGGCGTTGCGGCTACGATCCCCTTCGAGTTGTATGAGGTGGACGGCGTGGACTTCCGCGTGGATGCCGTTCATGCAGCGGGGGACTCCACGAGAGTGAAAGACGGGGGGGCCGAGCAAAACACTACCAACGGGTTTGCTGATGAGGGCAAGGGCTACTCTATCACCCTAACTGCGGGCGAGATGCAGGCCGCAGAGATCGTCGTTTACGTTGTAGACCAAACCGCGACGAAGGTGTGGCTGGACAAAGTGCTTGTAATTGAGACGTATGGTAATGCCGCGGCACAGCACGCAATGGATCTGGATGATGCTGTTCGTGGTGGAATGACGGCTCTACCTAATGCCGCGGCCGATGCTGCTGGAGGGTTACCAATAAGCGATGTGGGCGGGTTGGATCTCGATACCCTCCTAGGTACAACATCAGTACCCACCACCTTACAAAATACTACCATTGCTACATTGGCATCGCAAACCAGTTTCACACTAACGGCCGGTTCAGCAGATGATAATGCCTATATCGGTTGTCTAATTATCATTGAAGACTCTATTACTGCTACTCAAAAAGCTGTAGGTTTATGCTCTGCCTATACTGGGTCATCCAAAACGGTAGTGTTAATTAAAGACCCTGGAGTATTCACCATGGCAGTAGGTGATACAGTAGATGTGATCGCGGCTTCTGTAGCAAAGGCAGTGTGGACCCAGATAATTGAAACTGGGTTAGACGCTAGACAATCTGTACAGTTAATGGGCTCTGCTATGGCCGGCAAGCTAGCAGGGGCAGCTACTAATACAGTTACCATCGCAGCTATGGATAATGCCGGCACCAACAGGATTACAGCTACAGTGGACAGCGCAGGTAATCGTACCAGTGTGGTTGTGAATCCATCAACCTAATAGAGGGAAGGGGAAGAATATGAAGCTTCATTGGAAAATTGCTCCTGTTGGCTCAAGCCTTTTGACCCATATCCTAACGGTAAACCAGTGGAATTGTATTAGCAGAAACGAACGGCGGCTCAGTGTAGTCAAAGCATGGTCTGCTGATGGCAAGGCTGTGTTGTTAGGATATGTAGGGCAAACGAAAGATACATGGGAATTTGCCAAGATATTCACTAATTTTTCGATATTAACTACACCCAACAACAGCCCGAGGAAGATAGAAGATAGATGATATATGAAAAAGGCAGGCCACCTCGAATACAGGATGCACCTGCGTTCTATCCAGCAGGGACCAAAGTATTGATACGATGTAAGAAATTCATTGGGTGGTGGCGATATCTAGATGCAATAATCGTGGAGTGGAGCCTGGATGGTCGAGCTGTAAAACTCAAGGGGGATTGGTGTGGACAAAAAACCCTATGGGTATTACTCACTGATATTAAGGTACTCAGCAAGCTCAACTAACCCATGTTCCCAGTTCGATACTTTCCTTCCCATTACTTTGCGCCCCGCTACTTCCCAGGTAATTATCTAGCAGTAATAGTAATAATAGTAGGCGGTCCATTCCCGCCCCACTACTTTCCAATATCCTACTTCCCTGGTAGCTACTTTCCTCCGGCTAATAAAGTAACCCCAATCTTTACCGATCTCCCTACTCGATCCCTACCAATCGGAACCAACGTACAGACTAAAAGGCTAGAGGCCGATGGTAGAGTTAACACAGTAGGCCTACATGCTGCCGAGCAGCCGAATACCAGAAGGTTAACTACATTGGGAACAGCAAGGACTAGGGATATTACAACGACACAGCCAGTAAAAACCAAGAGTCTGAATGCCCGGGGCACAGTAAACACAAAGAACTTATGAAAAAGCAAGGGCAAAGGCTCTGGTTATCTAATAAGCGAATGACGGTGTTTGCACAAATCAACAATGAAACTATTATGGACACCTCACCTATTATTAGGAAATTCAAAGGACAGAAGATTGCTAATTTAGTGAACTGGATGCGGAGAATGGGGAAAACAGAAGTAGTAGAGTTGCCAGTTAAAAAACCCTAACCGTTTTACCAGCCCGCAGGAAAAGAGAAAGAGAAAGAGAAAGAGAAAGGGAGATCCAGTAATGAATAGCGAGAAACAATTACACGTCTTTCAGGTGGAAGAGTTGGCACAATATGCGAAGGAGGCTGCTAATTCAGGAATGGGC